TTGGTCAAACTTTTCTCCAGTAAGTGGTTGTACTTATACTACAACTGGTTCAATATTACCACCAACTACAAATATTCCCGGATTTAGATTAGTTAATCAAAAATCAGGTAAATATGTTTTTAGATTTGTAGGATCTGCTGGACAAATTGGATCAACAGTAACAGGAGTAACAATATCTTGTCAATTTAGATTTTCTGATGGAATTAACAATTCAGAGGCAAATGATGTAAGTATTTACAATTCAGCTAATGTTGTTCCAATACTTGGTGGTAATATAATATATAACCAAGCAATACAAGATAATACTATTCAAATTCAATCGATAAGATATTCAAGTTCTACACAATGTGCTATATTTTCTGGTACCATCGAAGTCTATCGCTACCCATTAGATTCTGAAATAGCCGTACGACCAGAAACACAAAATGTTTATGGTGGGGTTAAATATATTTCAAATACCGATATTTCATCTTCATTTGTATCAACCAACACTAGAACTATTTTAACAGTAACTAATTTACAAAATATTGCATCATATATCGGAGCAGCGAAACCTTGTTCTGATCCTAATCAAATGTGTATTCGATTTGAAAATTTACCAGCTGGAGATTATTTAGTAAAAGCTACAGGATATGCAGGATCTGATGTAGAAGGAATTGATTGTTTTTTTAGTATTAACGACATATCTTTATCTTCTGTTCCACCAGAAAGTAGAGTTTTACAAAGTAGCGGAACTAGAATAAACACTACTATTCATAATTATTTTAGTTATAATTCTGTTGGTACACGAGAATTTGCTGTTTACGCTCGAAAATATTATGGTACTGGTAATTGTAGAATTGGAATAGGTACTGGTTCAACTAGTTGGGCTGGATTTGTTATGGAACTAATCCCTTTATCAAATAATAGACCAGCTCCATTATTAGTCGGTAGTGTAACATCAAAGAGTGCAGATGCTTTGCGTATAGAATCTGTTGAAATCAATGATTGTATAGGAGCAAATACTATATGTAGTATAGCCAAAAAGACGAGTGATTGGATACAGCAAATTCAAAGGTCTGCTTATTATACTGGAGAATATGTAGCAACATATAAACCTAATATTTTTAAATCTCCACCAATTTGTTGGTGTACAGCTGGTGGGTATCAAATAATATGTTCTTTAGTTGCTAATCATTATATAGTATTAAGAAATACATCAGGTCCTGTTGACGGTAGGTTTATGTATACTTGTATTGGTATAAAAGGCTCATCATAGACATTTAAATTATAGTATATTATAATAGGAGAAAATTATGTTAGAAATTAAAAAAGATGAATTACATAAAATCAATTCTAGGCCATTTGGTATTCTACTATTCTACGCAAATGGATGTCAGCATTGTGAAAAAATAAAACCAATTTTTGCACAATATGCAGAAAAATATCCAGAAATACAATTTTGTCAAATGGAAATAAATGAAGGTTTAGAGTATTACAATAAATTCGCAGAAATAGAACAAGAAATAAAATTTGAACCAATCTTAGACCAAAACAACGAACCAAAAAAAGATGAAAACGGCAATGTAATAATGAATATAGTACCGCAATTTAATGAAGATGGTACTCCTAAAATGGTTAGAAAATACGCAGTGCCTGCTTTCTATGTGCATCATACAGAAGCAATTGCTGAAAATAATGATTATGGCTTCATTGGTGGTTTTAATGGTGCATTAGAAGATGAACTTAGAACTGTATGTGAACAAATAATGGCATTTGACAATCAAAATGTACAACCAAACGAGGTTAACCAATGAGTTCATTTAAAGATAAATTAAAACTAGCAATGGAATCAGCAAAAACCATTGCTAAAAATGCAATAGAAGGAAATGACTTAACTGTACCTAATGAAGTTTATTTAGAACGACTTTCTATTTGTAATGGTTGTGAAAAACATGTTAAAGCTACTAATCAATGTGGTGAATGTGGATGTTTTTTATCTGTAAAAGGTAAACTTGCTGGTATGAAATGTCCTTTAAATAAATGGAAAAAGTAGCTCCTAAACCATAATCTTATAATAGTAGGAGCCATACAAAAATGTCAGACCCAATCAAAATCCAAAACGATTTCAAACCTTACATTGACCAATATCACCTCGTACAACCAGAAAAATCCCCTAACCCAAACGCCCCTGCTCCAACGTCAGGCAATGGTTTACTATACACAGCCCAAGCAATTGTAGCTTTATATCAAAATCAAGCTCTAACGCAAGACTTAATCATAAATTTTAGAAAAGCCTACAAAGATTGTCAAATTTTTCCCGGACTCTTTAAACGTTCCCCAAATAAAACCGACCTTGAAGGACCTGATGATTACTATGGCATAGCCCTTGCATCAATGTATTTAAGCCAGTATTCAGTTATGGCGCAAAATGTATTAACCTATGGTCAGACATTTTTATCCCAATATAATAACCCAGAATTTGAACCAGACGAAACAATTAACATCCTCAATTTTAAAATATCCCGAAAAACTTTAAATACTACCATATTTCCTATATTAAAACTATTCAATCCAAAAGGTGTCCCTTACGTCTATAATAACCAATATTTTCAAATGTTTCATTTAAGTGCTTGGATGGGGAGATTCCCACAACTTATAGCTCATTTTAAATTTGCAACACATAAAAACCCTACCTTTTTTGAAAAACTCTTTTGGTGTTTTTCTTTAATTAGAAAAATCTCAAAAGACCATCATGATGCTTGGGTACTAGGTTGGTGTAAAGCTAAAGTGTATCAAAACACTAAAGCTAAAAATCTCTTATGCAATATAGCTTATAAGATTTTCGCTAAAAGATTAAAAAATACTTGGGGTAACATCGGAGAGTGTTTGGGTGATTATTTTAAAAATCCTAACCACCCAAACAGCCTCTACCTTAAAAATGACATACTTTAATAATTATTTTTTGTGTCTTTTATTCAATTTTTCTAAACATTCTAGAGTGTCTCTTAAGGTAGGTCTATCAGATTCTACTGTATCATAATCAAGTTTTCTTTTTTGAATTAAAATATCTACTACTTCATTATCGTTTAAGCATTTTTGAAGTTTTCTTAATACCGCTTCTACGTTAATTATTCCAGAATCAATTAAAATTTCTTTTTCCCATTCAGGGTGTTTAACCCATATACTATAGACTGATTCCATATTTTGCTCCTTTCTTTGTTATTACTTTTATTTTAAAAACCGATTTTATGGATAATCAATTAAATTGTTTTGTACAGGTTAGGTTATCCATTTTATTAAAATTCATAAAAATCATTATAAATTTTAATAAAATGATTCATCAGTCAACATATTTCAAGCTATGTTTACTCTGATTGGGTGTAACCCGACACCCTCTATTCCCTCTGCAAACGCTTCAGGAAATACTTTTCTTATTATTTGATAAGAAGCATTTAAATCTGCATTAATCAATTTACCTTTATTGCTTCTAAATAATCCTCTAAATATTCTTCTGCTCTTATTATAATTCTCTTTTATTGGTAACTCACCATCTAAAAATGATGTTCCACTTGTATAACTTTCTTCGGTGAGTATTACTTTAATACCTACATTCTCTGCTTTATAAACTATTTTATTTATAAATTCTTGATATGGTATGCCTACAAAAGATTGATTGACCTTTTTACTCATTTTACTTTTTCGTTTCCAATCTTTATTGTTTCCTATAATTATTGTGTTTGCATCTAATGCTAAAGCATAATCTACTACCCATTTGCTCGCGTTATGAATAAAGTCATTAATTTTATTGTTTCTTTTAACTGTTAATTTGTTCATTCTTTTAGTATAATCAAGATTATTCATCCTTTTGGCAACTTCACGATAATAGCTTATTTGTTTATTATAGTATTGATTTATTGATTTTAGACCCTTACCATTCAGTATTATAGGTAAAGCACTTATATTATTACCTATGGTTACAAAGTTATCTAAACCAATATCAATACTAATATATCTGCCATTATCTTCTTTTGGTTTTGGAATTTCTACTTGATATACCACTTCAATTATAAAGTGATTATTTCTTGGAAGTATCCTAACTTGTTGTAAATTAGTTACTTTTGTATTCAATACAAAACCATTAAAACATTTAGGAAAATAAATTTGATTATCTTTTAATTTACAATTCATGTTTGTTAATATTAATGAATATCTTCCATTTTTAGGTAAATAGTTTGGTAATTTAGGTCTGCCTGTATATTTCTCTTTATGTTTACTCCAATCTTTAATAGCTTTAAAGAAGGACTTCCAATTCTTATCTAATAATCTTAATGTTTGTTGTGCAGACTGTGCTGTTGGCATATTCCTATAATCATAATCCATTCCTTCCTGTTTTAGTAACTTATCCATTTGATTATAAGTTATATATTTATTTTCACTACAAAACTTTTGTCTTATTTGATAATTTGCAAAATTATAAAGATTTTTAGATTTAAAACAATATTCATCTAACATCTTGTAATAAGGATTTTTAGGATATATTATATACCTTTCTACTCTATTAACTTTCATCTTCTTCATTCACCTCCTTTTCTTCAAGTATCTTTTTTATCTTTTGTCCTTTTCTTTTAGAGTATAATTTCATAGAATAACAATGCAATAAACTAATTATTTCTTCAAATATTTCTTCACTATCTAATTTTTCAGAACCAACTTCACTTATAACAACTATTTCACAATTATATTTTTTAAACAAATGATAAAATAATTCAAAACCTACTCTACTTAATCTATCTTTATAAGTTATTACAACTCTTTCTACCTTGCCTGCAATTACATCATCCAGCATTTTAAAAAAGTCTTTTCTTTTTTCAAAACTTATTCCACTTGCTATATCTGAAAATATTTTTGATATACAATAACCATTGCTAAAACAAAATTGTTTTAACATTTGTATTTGGTTTTCTAAATCAGCTTTTTGTTTTGGAGTAGAAACCTTTGCATAAATATATGTTTTTATTTCTATGCCCTTATTAAACAATTTATATACACTATCTTTATCATAGTCATATCTACCATTAGGCAAAATATTTACTTTTATTAAATCTTCTTTTACATATTTTGTTAGAGTAGGTCTTGTTATTTGTAATAATTCTAATACTTCTTTGGATTTCATTATAATCACCTCTATAAGATGATTATAACATATATTTGCTTTAACGTCCACTAATTTTATTAAAATTTTTAATATTTTTTATTATTTTTATTTATTTTTAACACTAACCATTTTCTCAAAAAAGTCGGCTAAATTTTTAATAAATTATGGTATTTTAAACTATAAACTATATGATTAAATATATTAGAGGCAATATCTTGGAAAGTAACGCACAAGCTCTTGTCAATCCAGTTAATATCGTCGGAGTGATGGGTAAAGGACTTGCCTTGCAATTTAAAAAAACTTTCCCTTTAAATTATAAATTATACAAAAAAGCTTGTGAAAATAAATATATACAAATTGGAAGACCTTTCTTAACATTTGATAGTGGCAAAATAATAATCAATTTCCCAACTAAAGTAGATTGGAAAAACCCTTCTAAATACGATTTTATTATAAAAGGCTTAGAAACTCTTAAAAAACAAATTGAAATTTTCGATATTAAAAGTATAGCTATCCCAGCATTAGGAGTAGGTAACGGCGGGCTTGAATGGCCTAAGGTTAAGCAAATCATAGAAGATAAATTAAAAGACTTAACAATCGATATTTATATTTATGAACCTTTGGATATTTAAAAAATTTATATCTTCGCAAGGAAGCCTTGCGATTAACCGTAGGGACTACGGGGATAGCCTAATCAATTAGAGTTCGATAGAACTCTGTACTTAGGAATCCACTATGGCTTTAGCCTAGTGGTAGTTCAAAAATGTTACCTCCTAATCATTTCTTTATATTTTCTATATTCTTCAACAAGCTTACCTGTTACAATAGCAGCAGCTTGACTTGTACCACTCATTGTATAACCACCAGCTTTTACATCTACCCCCCAAGCCCAATCAGTAACAGGGCCACCCCAATTACTTAAATGAGTATGTATAGTTAAATACGTTGTTTTTTTGCCATTTGCAACCACATGAAATAATGGAGACCCAAAATAATAACATGCTGGGTAAATATTGCATTTTAAGGTCAAATCTTGATTATTATTCCCAGCCGACACAATTATCCTAACATCATTGTCTAACATTTTTTGTAAATATAATCTCTCTTCATTGCTTTTTGCTTTACCACTTACACTTAAATTTAAAAATTTAATTGGTAGAGTAGAAACGTATTTTATTGCTTGTACGAATAAATCAGCTTGCACATCGTCTGCGGCGTACGGGTCATAGTATTTTACCATTATAATACATTCTTTACTCGCATCTAACCTTTGAGCAATAATAGCCGCGATATTAGTACCATGTTCAGCTTTAAAATCCATAGGAATACTAGTAAAATTTTTATGACCTGTTTTGCAAAGATAAGGCTTTAACTCATCTCTATATTCAATACCGCTATCAATAATAGCTATTTTAACACGATTATCAGTATCCGCTAAAATAAAATTAGATATAATAAAAATTCCTGCAACTAAACTTGCAAGATAGCTACTACTTTTCATTTTTCCTCCTCATTCTTTTTAGGATAAGGTTGTTGTGGGTATCTTATTTGTTTGTACAACTCTTGTCGCGTTTTTGCATCTCCTGTAATAAAAATATATCTATGTTTACGAGGGCGAGGCTTGTAATAAAAATTATCGCCAAATTTTTCTTTCAACGCTTGGCTTCTATTTTTTTGACCTCTAACAATATCAAAAATAGTTATTCCATGTAAATGTGGCGCATTTTTTAAGCAATAGACTGGCCTTTTAGCCGATAATCCATGATAAGTAAAGTTACATGCTTGGTAAACATAACCAACGTGTCCTTGAGATATATCTGCAAAGCTAATTATAATTTTACCTTTTGGTAACATTTTTAAACTCCTAGAAACTAAAAAACTTGCCTCATTTTTTCTATTATACAACAAACATAGCCTGTTTAATTCCAATATCCGATGCGCATTTCTGGACTCGCAATACCATTTCTTAATGTGGGAGAGGGCGGAGTGCCATAACAAACAACCCCAACCAATTCATCTAAATGAAATAATCCAAAAGTATAGCTAATAGATGGTATTCTCCGAGCGTAATGTATATTTAGTAAAAAATAATACGCATCTTTATTTTCTATAAGTTTTACTTGATATTTCTCTTTTATCATTTTATTGGTATAAAAAATTCAATGCCAAAGAAATCACGTCCATAATTTGGCATCTTAATTCCAGCGTTACTAATGTGTTTATAATAAAAACCAACTCCTACATTACGCGCGTCTTTTACACCCACCGCAAAGTCATGGAAAAATTGAAAACCACTACCTAACATACTGTCGGGATTAGTAATTAACCCTATTCCACTTAACATTGAAACGTAAAAATAATCCCATCTAGGTTCTACACCGATTTGTGCCGATAAAAACCCACTATTTTTTAAACCTGTAAGGTATATTCTGTTATCAGCGTAATAACCTAATTCCCATTTCGTTGTGAATAACCTTAAATGCTCTTTTTGCCCCAAACTCATTAGTTTCATGTCAGCTAATTTATGATAAGATGAAGTGGGTACACCGAGTCCATATTTTATAAACATATCCTTTTCAATTCCAAAAGCTAATTGTACACTAATCAATAACAATAACCAAACTAATTTTTTCATCTCTACTCCTTAAAATTTACAATAGTTTATAGGCTTAAGAGGTGATATGGGTACTTGCATGAATATAAATTTTCTGTCGCCAATTTTCCCATCTTGTATTTTAAATAATTCAAATGTAATTTTCCCATCTTCAGTCTTAGGTTTAATAAAATAATTAGTAAAACGGTCTTTTAAATACTGCCCAAGTATAAAACCCGCAGGTTGATGATATACACCAACAAAATAACCATCTTCCCATACTTTTACTATACTTTCAGGTATTACTTCTGTGTCTTCTAAGGAAATATATTTTAAGCTATCTGGTAAAGCTGAATGCATTATTTACCTCCCAGCATTTTCTTAATCAGGTTATCCATTTTATTAAAATTCATAAAAATCATTATAAATTTTAATAAAATGATTCATCAGTCAACATATTTCAAGCTATGTTTACTCTGATTGGGTGTAACCCGACACCCTCTATTCCCTCTGCAAACGCTTCAGGAAATACTTTTCTTATTATTTGATAAGAAGCATTTAAATCTGCATTAATCAATTTACCTTTATTGCTTCTAAATAATCCTCTAAATATTCTTCTGCTCTTATTATAATTCTCTTTTATTGGAACTCACCATATCAATATACATAGACCTTATTGCCCGAATTATAATAATCAATAAAGCAAAACAAAACAATAAACTGCTTACAATTAGCCATAAAATTACTCCTACTCTGGATGTAATAAAACTTTTAATACTTTTACCTATAAATTTCAAATTATTTATAGTTATATTTTTTTTAGTATTTAACTGTTTTATACACGTTTCACTCTTTTGAATAATTTTATTGATATTTACTTTATTTTGTATTTTATCTATTATTTTTAATTTCATAAATACCTCCTTTATTTTTTAACGTCAAAATATTGTATCAAAAGATATATTTTATCTGACATACAATCTCTAACAATAAAAATACTTTTCACATCGTCCACTTTTTTATATGCAATAGCTATTTTGTCAGACAAATTATACAGATATTTAATTAAATTAAACTTAGGGGGTTGTTTAGCGGTCATAATTAAATCTTCATTATCATTATACACTTCAATACGACTACTGTAAGGTGTATCCCCATCTAAAAATAAGCTAGTATTTGGAAGTTGATTATTAAACAAATCGTTTAAAGTAATACGATGGCATTTCTCAATCGTTTCTTTCCTCACCAAATTAACCACATAATACGCTAATCCAAATAAAACCGATAGCAATAGTAGCCCTACTAATGTATTCATACTTACCTCCTATGTCTGAGTAATAAAATTAACGAACTAAAGAAACTAACGGCCAACATAAATTCTAGTATAAATATCATAATACTATTATACTATAAATTGAATAGGTTTGCAATTCTTAAAATTTCACAAGTTATACTTGTTATTTTGCAATAAATATAAACCTAATCTACTAAATATATGATTTCACTAAAAGAATTATTAAATAATAAATATCAATTTATAACATTACCTAAAGAACATCAAGAAAATTTAAAGATTTTATTGGAAAAAATCAATCAAGTCCGATTGTTGTACGGTAAACCAATGATAGTTACTTCAGGCTATAGGTCGATGGAAGACCATTTGCGTATTTATGCAGCTAAAGGTATTACAGATAAGTCTAAAATACCTATGCAATCCAAACACTTAATAGGTGCCGCATGTGATATTGCAGACCCTAAAAAAGAACTACAAACTTGGATTTTAAATAATCTACCTAAGATTGAAGCTATAGGACTTTGGATGGAAGATTTTAACTATACACCTAATTGGGTGCATTTTCAAATCTTACCACCAAAATCAAATAATAGGTTTTTTATTCCATAATATTAAAAAAATGTCAATTTTTTAACATATAAAATTTTTCAAGTTAAAAAAGTTGATTTTTTTATATTTTATAGTATAAAAATAGGAGGCTGATTAGATATGTCAGATGATTATTTTGATTATAGCGACTATCTTGATGGGCAACTTAATTTAAATCTAAAACCTCAAAGTGCACTTACCGATAAAGCAAAATATTTAATAGAAGAGATTAAATCTCTAAAAAATAAAGGGTCATTTTTAAGTAAAAAAGAAGCAGAAAGATTAGAAAGCTTGCAAAAAGACTTAGACGAGCTTCAGAAAAATTGTAGTCATTTCTGGGAAACTTATGAATTATTTAGACACTTTAGTAGGTTCTGCATTTATTGCGATGCCGAAGATAAAAACTACAAACATTTTAAATAAGATGATGATGTTTAATTTAGATTAAATTGTACTGAAATTGCTCCGCCTAAATCTCTACCTATATTAGCTTGTAACCCAACTTTGCAGATTTCATTAAGTGATAAATTTTGTATTTGAATTGCTTTGCGAGTTAAAGCTTGCGCTCCTAACCCAGAACTAAACAGTAACACATCAAAAAACAGACTATTCAATTGAGTTTTAAAAAACATTTTAGCATTTTGAGCAAGTTTTGGAATTTCAGTTTGCGAGTACATCGAACTCATTATATTATCGTAAGCTAAGGTATATTTTGGTGGGATAGGTGTCGCTTGTTTTAGCGACACTCCAAGTAAAAATAACATTGTATAATTCATTATAAATCCTCTAGTTCTTTGACAATTTCTGAGGCTGGAATCATACCACCAATTTCTTTTTCTACACCTACTGTTGCAATACCAACCACACGACCAAAGCTATCTACTACCGCACCGCCAGAATTACCTCCACGTATTGGTATATTAACTAAGACCATATCAGTGCGTTCTTTACAAATCAATCTTACATCAACTGGTATTAAAATCGGTCCAAATGGAATACCATACATATCATCAAATTTCCTAATTACATCAGGTAGTTTATCTACTGGCTTACCATTTAGTAAGTACGATAATTTTTGATTTTTATAACGACATTCTTCAGAAGTTGCGACTATAATAGGTATTTCTACTTGTTGTAAAAAAGAAATCGCATTTCCAGAAAGTAAGTTGGTTGGAAATACAGAAAAACCACCCGTTAAATATAATTCCTGATCTTTTGCAATTTTATTGGTATTAAATGATAATGTGGGCATATCTTTCTGTCCAGATAATATACAAATATCCGCATTTTCAGAAATTTTAACGATTTTTAAAGTATCTACAGGTTTAATCAAACTAGATAAACTGTTCACAGGTGTTAAGCTTAAATCATTATCTGCGGAAATAATTTTACCTTGTTTTAATTCGTTACAAACATGGCGTGCCGTTACAAAATATACTTTACCAGATTTACCTTTTACATAAAATCCCGAACCAAAAACAAATGGGCTTTCTTGGTCTTTCGCATAACCATAAACTCTATAAGTAGATTTACTAACATACTTAAATAATAATGATTTGTACATTTTATTTGCGCCAATCGATATAAAACTTGCTATTATACCGATAATACTTCCAACTATTAGATATTTTATTGCTTTAATCATTTGTCTCCCCCCATTTTTTGTAAATTAAAAACTGACCCCAATAGTTAACCCCACTCCAGAATTAAGCACACCAAATCCGCCAACGAAAAATGGGCCAATAAACCTTTTTTGTACTAACAAACCATAACGTAATGTTGAATTTCTAATATCTGGGCTTACCATTCCTGAGATAAGTAAATTATTTGTATTATATTCTTTAACTGAAGTTGTGTTAGAGGCTATATTAGTATTAGTGGTTGTTTGGCTGTTTTTATCTAGCTGAATTGTTATTTTACCTTTATCAATTATTCGTTTTTCGGTTTTAATTGTACCATCTGGGTATTTCGTTTCAATAATTACAATTTCTTTATCTTTATCCACTTGAGTATTTTTTTTAGTTTTCCATTTAACTATTTCTTTAGTAACTACTTGAGTTTCAGTTTTTGTGATGACTTTTTTAGGTAAAGTAAAACGACCAATAGCTACCCCTACTATAAAGGTAGCGCAAATAAAAATAACTGTTTTTTTCTCCATACATTTGTTATACTACAATTTCAATAAAAATTATGAATTTTTTTTAACTATTTTTTATATTCAATGCCAAATTTACTACACAATACCCTACTACATCTCCTAATGCTATCGTCAACGAATTTAGACTCAGCATAGAATTTTAACTCATCAGCATATACTTCAATATTTTCTAATAATAAAGAACGTAATTGTGTAAAAATAACTTTTCTATTTTGTTGATGTGAATATAATTCTTCATTTAACATATTGATTTTTCTAAGTAATTCTTTTAATGGTTTAATTTTACAACCCGAAACCGTTAATTCACCAATTTTTTTATCTGGATGTTCTTTTTGTAGATGTTCTATTTTTTTAAATAAAATACTATATAAAAAATCAATTTCTTCTTCTATAGGATTAGGACTTTCATGCTCTAACTGATTAAATGATACCTTATCTTCTTTCGCTTGCGTTTTTGAATCATTAGTGAATAAATCATAAATGTTCGTTTCAAAGCTTTCTTCATTGGTAGTAACGGTCGGTAAGCTTAATTTAGATTGTAATAGCCTTAAAAACACAAAAAACTTTTGATATAAATAAGAAATCATTATAGATTGTAAATCTTTGTCAGTTTTAAATTTTTGATTTAATGCATGGAAATTTATAGCATATACTTGTGCAATTGATACTAAATCTTCATAACCATAACCATATTTTTCTAAATACCTATTTTTACTGCATATTTGCTTTGCAACGTATTTAGTAATTCGTTTGACGTAATCTCGCTGTAGTATTTCATTCATTTCTTCTTGTGTAAATTTTTTAAACGCTTTTTTGGTAGTATAATATTTTAAATAAACAGCTTCCCAATTTTCTTTACTACTAAATCTTTTTCTTTTTGGCATATTACCTCCTATTTTTCTTAACTAATGCTAAAAATTAAACTTAAAGGGTCTAATTTTATAGCATTTTTAAAAGCCTCAGAACATTCCAAAAACGTACATTCTCCAAAATCGGCTTTTTTGTTTACACCCGCACAACGTTCCTTAACACTTTTTGGCAATCTTATCCAATATAATTCTTTGCCAGAAAACTTATATCTTAATTCATTCATTTCTTTATCCGCATCTTCATCTAATGCTAAATATATTTTAGCAGGATTTTTTTCTAAAATCAAGTCAATTTGTTTATCTGTAACTACTTTACCCATCGTACAAATATTGCCACCAACAAAATGAAATTTCAAGGCATCAATTGGACCTTCAGTAATAATCACATGACCATTAAGTTCTATTCTGTCATAAAACATAACTAAAGAATCTCTCCTAAAACCTTCATTATTACGCACTTTTTGTGCGCTATCAACATTATCAATATGTCTTGCCTGATACCCATACACCTTACCATCCATTATAACAGGAAAAATCACCCTGCGCAAGAGAGGTGAATAATAAATACTATAATGCACGGCAATTTCTACTGGAATACCTCGTGATTTTAAGTAGTTAGCTCCATCTATAGCTTCTGGACTATCTATGGAAACCATTGATAAATCTGGGAAAGTAATAGGTTTTAATTCGTCTTGTTTTTGGTTATTTTTTTCGTCAAATTGAATGTATAAACCTTTACTAGAAGTATTGTTATTATAAAGCATGAGTTTGGCAGTGACTCTATCTACATTAGCAGTTAACATAATCCAATCCACAAACCAACGCCTACCAAACTCACATGAGGCCCTGTAACAAATACAAGCTCCGTTTTCCTTTAAGATAGAAAATTTATCACTACGCCCACATAAAGGGCAAGTAGTATAAATAGTTCTTGGTTTTTCAACAAAAGAAACACCGCACTCAGCAATAATTTCTTTTATTCTATCAGCTAAGTTCATTTAAATTATATTAAATATGACCGTTATTTGCGTCTTTAAGTCTAATAAGTGAAAGAAGCTCTTGTTGCAATTCTGGATTATCACGTATAGCTTCTAAACAATTAACTAAACCTTTCCATTTATAATCTTTAAATGTATAAGTTACATTATTTGGTCGCTCAATAATGTTATAATTTTTTGCTAATGTAAAAATCTCTTCGTATTGGTTAATAATACCTCGTGAGTAATCTAAAGTAAACTCCGCAGTTCTACCAGATACACCAACTGAACTTTCTTCTACTCTAAAGCGAATTTTATGACCTGTCTTTTGAGCTTTATCCATAAAATCCACTATCTCTTGGTCAACAAACTCTTCACCAGCAAGAGATACTCTACCTTCCTTAGACTTATTAGGTTCTGTATAGCAGAAGTATTCAAACATGTGTTTTGCAGCCCATGCTGCTTGCATCTTAATAGTCTTACCACGCATTTGTTCTTTTTGGTCCATTTCAGCTCTCACATGAGCTGTGCCAATAAATGCAATTTTATTTTTTCTAATTACAGGCAGTATTCTTAGTAATCCATCTTTAATAGTTGCAGCTTGGTCTCCTATTTGTTGTGTGTTAATAGATGAAGCAGTTAAAAATCTCCTACCTGCAATTCCAGATAATGAGTCAATAATAATAAGTTTAATGGGCAATCCCTCTTGGCAAGCTGCATTTAAGTCGTGTTCTATAAAATCAAAAATTAACTCTGGTTGGTTAACATCTCGTACAATTAACCTTTCTTTATCTATACCCCATTTTTTAAAATGCGCATCATTAGTCTGCAATTCACCTCTCATTTCAGTATTAAAAACAACCGCTACTGCTTCTGGGTCATCTTTATGTAACTGCCCAATAATAGCATTACAAATAATTGATTTACCACCTTTTGGTGGCCCATAAAGAAGCATACCATAACCAAATGGCAAACCAAAACCTACATTAGCAAATGCCCAATTTACCGATGGCGATGGGGTTCGCAAACAATGCTCTAAAGGATTATATTCAAAATTAACCACACCTTCAGCATTTCGAAGTTTAGCTAGTATTTTTTTAGCATTTTGATTTAATGACATACCTAACCTCCTACCAATATAATTATACTATTTTCTTAATCGTTCGCCCATAAAATTATCTTGCGGCTCTTCGTATGTTTGTCCAATAATGCCACTAAAATTGGGGCTTGCAGCAACTAAACTTTTTTTCTCAGCAATTGCTCTTGCGGCATAATAAGAACGTTCAAAAGTTCTAAACTTAGACTCTAGTAATACTTTAACTGCTTTAATAGTATTTAGAGTATCTAACGCCCTAGAGCACTCTTCATCTTTTGCCACCAATGCCTCTCTAAAATCCTCATTGAATTTAATGCCGCTATCTTTTTGCTTTTTAAAAGCCTCTGGAGCTTTATCTAAAATAACTTCCGCTCTAGCAAGTTCGTAAGTTTTTTGAGCTTGTAAGTACTCATACTCAACCCAAGCTAAGTACTTACCAATCAAATTAGTTGCCTCATTAAAAACAGCCATTAGTTCAGGCGCATTAGTAGGTGAAACAGAGCGTAAATCTGACAATCTACGCTCTGCTTCATAGGGCAACGTCATATCCATGACTATAGGAGGTAAGTTAGGGCGACCTCTAGGAACACTAAGCAATGTATCTTGTTCTAAGGACATAACGCTTCCCAAGCTTTATTTAAACATTTTTAAAAATTCTTCATCTGATAATGATGCCAAGTCAATTTTTGGCACCTCAACTGTTGAGCTAGATTGTGTTGTAACAACCTGTGTTTTGATTTTTTCTACCTTAGTTTGTTCTGGTACAACTACTTGTGCTAATCCACTAGTACTATTGAGTGATATTCCGACATTTTGCTGTGATTGCTCTAATACAATGTCTGTAGCTACACCATTAGTAGATACTGATACAGGTTCACTTTTAGTAGTATTATTTTTCTTTTGTTCTCTTTCTTTAGCTATTAAACTATCAATTACAGATGCACGAGTTGTTTCGTCAGCTGCGGCAATTCTAGCGGCATCTTCTGGAATAATTGTTCTAAATAGCTTTTGTAAATCTCTACTTTCTACTTTTAACCTTTTAATAAATTCCTTATCAATAGTATGCATTACACGCCTAAACGAACCGTCATCTTGAGGTTGCATATAAACTTCCACTTGATGTACTGCATCTCTATCTCCTTTATATTTTTTCATTACAGTGAAGTTTAAATAAGGCGCGGTCATTCCAGTTAAATCTATACCTTTACTTTCATATTCGTCAATTTTAGCTCTTAAACTGCAATACATAGTGTAAGAAATATCAAGCACGCCAATCTGACCTTCTAAATTAACTACATTTAAAAAGTATCTTTTAGCTGGCATTAAAGGATATACAAATCTTAAATAGAACTCGTTTAGTTGGTCTTTTGGTGCTCCTTTTTCAGCAAGAGTTTTGTATTTTGCATTCATTTCCTCAAATTTATCACATACAGGACATCTTTTAGTTACCACTTTATTTTGTTTTTCTTCTAAACATTGAAACGGAAAATATGCACCTTTTGGTTGATATTCTGTGGGCGAACCTTTTAACTTATCATGAAATCTATGATAAACAGCATATTTACCTGTATCTTTGCAACTATGCATTGGTGGAAGTACTCTATAGATATTATCCACCTTAACATTTGGTTCGCTTTTTAGGTAAAAAAACTTGCCGTGATTTGTGGCTGTATTAGTGGTATTTTTCCTATCACCTAAAAATGATAGGTCTTCATCTTCTAATACGTTGATAATATCATTATTTGTGCTTGTATTCATATTACTTACCTCCTTTATTATTTTAATTGGTTTATATTATTATCTTCCACTTCATTATCTGCTTTCTTTTTAGATTTTTTCGCAGGAGCAACTGCTGATTTTATCTTATCTAATAAACTCTTAACATCATTAAGAGTAAAATCATTATCTACCTGATGTGTAATAATTGCTTGTGGTAAAAATTGCGTGTCAATTGGTTGATTAACATTATATACCAACACAGGTAAATACTGACTACAAAATTCATGCTCTAAAGCAGTATTAGCAATTGTATTTCTAGTAATAACTGATGATAAACTACCAGCGTATGCTTTATCTAATAATTTACTAACAGCATCTTCAATAGGTAGCTCATAATAATTTGCATCGTTTAAATTTAATATAGGTGTTGGTATAGATAAAATTTGATTTTTTACTTTTATTTTATTTAATTCATCTAATAATAAATAATAAGTTGTATTATTAAAAATCGGACTTGCTTGTCTTGTTTTTAAATTATTAGAAATATCTTTTTTTACTTGTTCAAAATCTACGATTAACGCATTAGTAAGTTCTTTTGCTTTCTCGGCAAATTCTTGACTTTTTTCTCCATTTAAAGCAACTAAAACTACGTGCTTAATTACTTCATTTTTATATTCTTGTGTTAATTGTTCTATCTCATTTATAGCATTCCTAGCCATTGCTTCAACACCAGCTGCAACTCTTGGGTCTGCACTTGCTGGGTCTATTTTTGCGTTGTCTTTAGCTTTTGCCAAGTTTCCTAGTATTTCTTTTAATCTCATATATCCTCCTCGTAATATAATACTATAATTCTAATTTAATGAATAAGGATTTTTGACACGCGTTGGGTCAATCACAGTTGTAATAGTTAGTAAGGACATTTTTTCGTTGTGTAATTTATAAGTAACCAAACAAATCTTATTTTTAAAACCATGCGGTGCGATTGGGTTATCATTTTGTGGCCAAATAATCTCTTCAGTAAAATATCCGTTAATATCTAATACTAATTTAGTGGCTTGTTTTGTTTTACCGCTATAAAGTAGTGGTTTTTCATCTAACACATAAGCAAGCCCTCCAACAATATAAGTTTTACCGCCATTAACAGTAATTTCTATATTTTTTGGCATAATAGCTTCTAACTTTGCAGTCATTTCTAAAAAAGCTTTATTCTGAATACATTGTCTTATCCAATCAAGTTGTACACCATCTAAAACTACCACTCCACCTTGTGTAACCCAGAAGTAATAATCTGGATTTCGCTTAGAAGGCAATCTTTTACCACCACGTTGAGGTAGTACTAATGGTCTTAAATCCTCAGAGTATATGTTTAGTAATTGTTTTCTTAGTAGATACTGGCCAATAGAAGTAACATTACAAAATTCTTCTGGGATTGCTTCAACTTTAGTCGTATCTTTTACTTCTGCTTTAATTTTTTCAAATAGTTGTAACTTTTCTGTGATATTCAAATTTTTATCAAATAAAGAATCCATTACACCAGCCGTAACAAGTTTTCTTACTGCCCCACTATTTACCGCTGACTGATTATTAGGACCAAAATGATATTCGACAAAAGCTCTTAAATCCTTATATGGTTTACCTGCAATTAAAGACTCGTAAGTTTTTGGTCCAATTCCTATAATAATTGGAATTGGTGCTATAATTTTATCACCTAAAATAGTCCAATTTGCTTCTGAATTGTTAATATCAGGCAAAACAACATAATCTTGCACTTCACGCCAAAACTTACTAGCAATTTCATCTTTAGAGCTATTAGTCAAAATCGCAAGCCACCAATCTAATGGATAGTTTATTTTAAGCCACATACAAATATATGACACATAAGCATAAGATACTGCGTGAGACTTATTAAATGAATAACGAGCAGATGCCATGATTTGTTCGATTAAAAGATTAACTTGCTCTTCTGTCCAACCCTTTTTAAGACAAGACTCTTTTAATCTCTTAGTTGATTCAGCAAGGATTGCTTCGTCTTTCTTACCAATACCACGACGTACAGTTTCTGCTTCTTCATATGTAAAACCGCCAATATCACGATAAATCCTCAACGTCTGCTCTTGGTATAATTGAATACCCATTGTTTCTTTAAGAATTGGCTCTAAGTCTGGATGAATATATTTAATAGGCTTACCTTTAGCTCTGTGTATATAGGCTTGTGCAAGTGTAACATTAGGCTCATCTGATGGCGCATCTAAAGTACCGGGACGGCATAGAGCTGTAATAGCTGCCAAGTCATCAATACTTTTTGGTTTAATTGCTGTAACAAATGGTCTTACTGTTACCGTATCAAATTGGAATACCGACACTGTATCTCCTCGACCAAATGCTTCAAAAACTTTTTCATCATACGGTAAATTCCAAACATCTAATGCAATACCAAATCGTTTTTTAATAGATTTTAAGCATTCTTGAATATCCCGTAGAGTATTTACTCCTAGAATATCATATTTTACTCCACCTGCCATTTCTACTGATTTAGGAGAAAAACCTGTAGCCCAGTCTTTATTTACTTTAATGACAGGCATATATTCATATACAGGTTTATCTGTAATAATTAAACCGCAAGCATGAGTGGATTTATTCCTTTGAATACCAAGCATCTCAGTAATTACTTGCCATAATTCAGGGTTTCTTTTGGCGTATTCTTGTAATTCTACAGAAGTTTCAAAAATACCTACATGATGGTCTCCGTTATCATCTGTATAACCAAATAAAAATTTTCTATCTTCTACACCTTGTGGCGTATTAGGTAACTTTGTACACATTTTTTCGGTTTCAGGTCTTACAAATCCTAAGAAAGCTCTTTCTGCATCTTTAATAGCCGATTTTAATTTTAAAAGTATATCAGTTGAAAGTCTGCAAACCCTATCCCCATATTTTTCTTCTAAGTATTTAATGACTGCATCTCTATCCGACACATCAATATCAACATCGGGTAGAGTATTAGCCTTAATACGACCTTCAGTTAAAAATCTTTCAAATGACAGTCCATGTTTTAAAGGGTTAATAGAACTCACACCAATAACGTATAATAATAAACATCCAGCCGCACTACCACGCACATTGATTAGAATATCATTAGCTTTACAAAAATTTGCAATATCCTCAACTATTTCAAAGTACGAAAGTAAGTTGATTTTACCATTATGAGCTAAAACTTTAATTTCATATTTTAATCTTTCTACCATTTCAGGATTGTTCCAATCCATTCGACCATACTTTTCAATGGTAGTTTTTAAACGGCTAAAAAATTCATCTGCACTATTTTTTAAAATCCATCTCTCTTTAGAAGTAGTTAACTTAAAATCTTTAAACTTTTCAGCCCAGTAATACGAATTATCAATCCACTCTTCAATATCTCTATCACTAACATTTAATGTACTTTTAAGTCTAGCCGCCGCTTCATCAGAACTAAAAATATGATAAGACTCATAAAATTTCCATGCTTCTAAACCGTTACCAAGTTTTGCATCTTGTATTACTTTTTGATTAGGAGTAGCAAAGTGGCTGTCCAAAGAAATTAACACTTTATCTTTATATTTATTAGCTAATCCTAAGACAAATTGATTTAAAGGTTTTTGTAAATCTCCATCTGGAAAATGACAAGTACATTCATTTTGTTTAAAGTAACCATTTTTTATAATTCTTTTAGTATCATTATCCAATTGCGGTTTTTGCCATTCATGAGTAACTTTATGCGGAAAAATCTCTACAAAAAAATCATCTGGACCTACTAGGTCTCTAAGCATACAATACATTTTTTCAGCTAAATCAGGATTAGGCTGTATAATACCATCACGACTAGGCATTAAAAATTGTTGTACAGGACCTTTCATGCAAGAGGATGTTATAGTGATATGCTTTGCAATTGGTTTTAGCTCGTCAAATAAAATAATCGGCTTTAACTCATCATATTTTTTTAAAGCTCTATCCCACATTTTTGGAGAAAGTTTGCAAAAATATAAGTAAGCCTCTTCATCTTTAAAGTGAATTGTTAAATGCGTATAAGATACATGCCTTGCTTTATTTATAATTTCTTGTTCAATTTTATCAGGGCTTTTACTTTTAAGCTTTAATTGTCCAAATTGATAAGCTTTTTTATAAGCTGCAATATAATAATCCAAAAAAGGATTTTCCATGTAAGCTTCAATACCTAGAATTGGCTTTGCATTTACATCACCAACGATTTTTTTATCATAAATATTTTTGTAGAGCTCCATTGCCGAGTTCATATTGCCGTGCTCAGTAATGCAAACGTACGAAGCTCCAAGCTCTATATTGCGTTTAATAATTTGAGCAACTGTAGCCGCACCATCAAGTGAATAATCACTATGACTATGCGGGTTAATTAGCTGTTTAAATTTCTTCATCCGACCTTAAACTTTCCTTTAATTTTAGTATAGCAGAATTATAAATATTTTCAACTTCAGAAATAGGAAGTTGTAATAGACGAGCAATGACGGTAAATGATACACCATCAGGGTGATGTTCCAAGAATAATCTTAGAGAATTTTTGTATTTACGACACTCAATATAATCAATATCAGTGTCTAATTTCGGATTACGACTTTTTTTCATATTTTAGTATCTTAGTTCTTACTTTTTCTATTTCTAATTCTAATTCTTGTATAGTTCTTTTTTCGTGGTAAATTTGCATTTCCAAGTTCTCAATTAAATCGCATTGATATACATAATCTGCATAATACTTACTCTTTTCATGCAAAAGTTTTTGATACTCAGCAAGGCTAACAATTTTTGTCTCTTTAGATTTTAAATTATTTAAACAAGAGATAACTTCTTTTAATCTTTCCTGAGCCTGATTACGATTAAAAACGGCGACATATTTATCCTTTTCAATTTTACGGATTTGCTCTTCAGCCGCCGCAATCTTAACCTCTAAGGCTAAAACATATTTATTATCTTTTGGTAACCAAAATTTTAAACTCATTCACGATCCTTCACTAAAGTTCGTTTACTACAATCTAAACATACCACATAATTACGAATACCACCTCTAGTTTCAAGTGTCATTTCAGACACATTCAAAGAGTTACAATGAGAGCATTGTTTACGTTTTTCTTGCGGTATAATATGCATTTTTTTAGTTTTTTTATTATTTTCAGGATTTTCTTGCGCCGTTTGATTTTGCAAAAAACTAGTCAGTTTAGCTAATTCCTTGCGAAGCCTTGCATTTTCTCGCTCAAGAAATTTAACCTTTTTCTTTAAAATTACAAGTTTATCACCAAAGTCTTTTCTATCGCCGTAAGTTCTGGACATACTTAAATATAATATACTACGATTTTATTTAAAAATCAATATCTTTAAATGGGGGTATAATCTTATCTAATTCAGGATTATTATAAGATTGTGAAGCGTCTATAAACCTAAAATCTCCCACAGGATATTCTGAAGTAGTTTCAAATAAAACTTGCACTTGTTTTGACTCTAAAATATTTAAGCTTTGAGCATAACTATCTGGTGGGGTTAAAGCTCCGTTTATCACCAAATAAGCACCATTAGGCAAGTTAGTAACTAAAGGTAAATGTACATGCCCACAAATAAATACTTTATATTCATCTGTATCTTTTAACGATGCGTTAATTTTATTTATATTATTTTGTACTCGGTCAATATCGACAGACTTTCCCGGATTGCCCGGATTTAAGTGAGTATCTCCATGCGTTGCGTACATTTTATGACCTTGCGCTTCATAAGTAATCCATGCAGATAGTGGCTGGTTAAAAGTTACATTAAGCACATTTCTAAAAGCATTTTTTATTGCATAATAAATAGTCGTTTCTATAGAATTAAATTTTAAGCTATTAGCTCTATTTTGATGTATAAACATATCCCTACCATGATTTCCTGTAACCATATTAACAGTTACTTTCCTGAAAGACTGAGCGCATAAACCTATTGCATGAGTAAGTAACCAAATAGCACGACAAGTCTGCGAGTGTAATAAATCCGCAGAAGTTCTGCCATGTAATTCGTTTTGAATAATATCGCCCAAAATGTTAATAACTAATTCGGTTTCATCTCTATATTGTAACTTATACTCTAAAACATTTTTAATTACAGCCGCTAAAGCCCTAGCTTCTTCAACTTTACCATAATTATGACCATGCTCTTTTATATTTAAATCTGAACCAAAATGTAAGTCAGAAAGCACCAAATTTAACGTTCTAGAAATTTTCTTATGCTTTTTTTTAGTATTGTAAGGTTTAATCTTCACAATAGGCAATTCACCTATTGAATTTTTTAATTTAGTGAAAAACAGTTCAGTTGTGCCTAAAGTGCGTTCTAACTTTAAGTTTTCCCGATTGATACGTCTTAATTCCTGAAATACTGCTAAGTCAGACGGGTCTTTGTTCGAAAATAATACGGACTTAATAGTTTTTAAGCCGCCAACCCTTGATATAATTGACTGAGAGTATTTGCCGCCACCACGTACATAATCACCAAAAGTCATCTGAACGACAGGTGTATCAATACGTTTAGAAACGTTAGTAAAATCCTCTATTACTAATTGTAATAAGTCAAAACCATTTTCCATAAATTATTACTTAAAGTTATTGTTTTTGAGTTAAAGTATCACCTTGTATGTTTATATTATCTTTTATATTATAAACTTCTTTTATTTTAAGAAGTAGGGTAGAACGACCATCAGAACTATTAAAAGCGGCAGCGTCAACCTCAAGAGGAGTGTTACTTGCTAAATCATGTTCTTTTAATAATTTCACTAAATTAGAAAATTTTTCGTTGTTTTCCATAGGACCAATTTCTAATACCGCATAAGAATATAAAGTTTCTCCGCTATCCTTATCTACCACTTCAGCTACAACTAATGATTTATCAGTAATACTAGAGGATGTTTCAATCAATTTTAGTGCTTTTAATTGTTCTATTTTTGATTTACTATCCTCATCATCTGCCTGACGCATAACTCTATTAGCATCTTTTAAAATGCTTTTAATATCAGTATTCGTAGAGTTACCAATTGCTTGTACTATCGAAACTAAAGTACGATGTACAGTACTTATACTATTAGAACTTGCATCTATTGCATTATACAATCTTATAATGTTTTGAGAAAGAGTTTCCACCGCTCTTTTTAACTGCAAATTTTCTTCTTTTAAGGTTTTCACTGTGTTTTCTATTTCAATTACTTTATTTAACGTTGACATTTATTGTCCTCCATTTTTTATTAAATTTTGTAATAATTGCTGACCAACCGTTGAATTACCACTTAGTATATTGTTCACTTCTTTTTGCGCTTGTAAGGCCATTGCCGCTTCCAAATCCGCTGGAGTCATAGATTTATTATTCAACGAAACTTGTGAGTAATCTTGGTTTATAGGTATTTGCTGTCCATCAGTAGTCTCAACAATTACTTGTGATACATTATTAGACCGACGCTTAGAGGCGTTAGTGTTTTTTGGTACAGCTTGTTTTTTAAGTTGAGGTTTAGGAGTATTATTCTGCGTTGGGATTTTATTTATAACTGGTTGTGTAGCTTGTACTGGATTGATAGTAGGTTTTATTTGAGGTTCTAAAGAGATATTTTGAGGTGCTGAATTTTGTACAGGATTGATAGTGGGCTGAGTGGTTTTTTGTAACACTCTACCAGCCAATTGCTTTAATGCGTTTATTTCCTCATCTGTAAAAATAGATTGCACTTGCTGATTAGGTGTCGGTTTTTCGGGTTTTATACCTAGTAAAATTTCTAATCGAGATAAAATAAACTGCTTTAACTCAGTTTCTACAATTTGGATAATTTCAGGTCGTGCTGAACCTTCAGCAAAAAGCTTGTGTTTTAAGAAAGTCTCATAAAGTTTCGCTTGCTCAATCCTTTTGACCGCTTCACTTAAAACCATTGTTTCTTGTAAACTATCTTCTACAATATCATCTATTGTTTCATTTTGGTTATATTGATTCTCTTGAAAAAATTGATTAAATTGACTGTCATCGTCATTTTGGTTATTTAAAAAATTATTGTTAATACTCATACTTTACACTCCTTAAAATTCAGCGCAGCAATCACAAAGAAGTATTTATTTAAATAATACTACAATTTCATTAAATTATAATACATTTTTAAATCAACTCGCATACCCCTGATAAACACGCATAGCTTTTTGCGCCTTCAGTGTTATCGCCTTGTTCAAACTTATATAATTGAGAATAATCAATTTTTTTCATTTTAGCAACTAATGCTTCGTACTTTTCTTTAGTTATAGCCTCATAAGGCGCTTGCTCGTATTTGTGGTCTGAATAAGGTAAGAATGATACCCCACCGACATATTCCCAATTATTGTACACCCAATTGCCTACTTCTACCCACTCATCTGGCTTAACATAAATAGTAACAGAAGTGTTATGTTCACACCAATACATTTGGAGTTTCTTATACCATTCTAATTGTTCAATCGCACTTAATTCGTCGGCAACTAAAGAACCTTCTGGAGATTTAAATGGGAAAGCTACTACCCATGTCTTAACTTTATCTGGACTCCATTTTTGGTTTGTTTGATAGATTGAACATACAGCTCTTGCTGCTACTTCAGAATTTGTTTCTTGATAAATCTTTTCCGCTTCTTTCCATGCTTTTTCTGTTTGCCCATTTTCTGGACTTAAAGGAACTTCCTGAGATTGCATTAGTTTACAGAGAGGGTCTGTTGCACTAATACGATAACGTCTTAAATAATACCTTGAAAAACGAGGATGCATACCTGACGATGACTCAACTACTTGAGAAACGGTACCAGATGGTTTTACACAAGTAATTGCCGCTGGTACATTTATCTTTAAGATTTGCGCTGCTTTTTTAGCAACCTTAATTGCCTTAGCTTTCATAGCTTTTAATGCCTCTGGAGTTAATAAATGTGGTGCATCCATCTGGCCTGTAATTGAAACACCAAGTAGTCTTTCTTCTTCACAATTTTTTTGCCATTCTGGTCTCAAATAAGGGAAATAAGTAAATGTACTCTGAATTGCGCCCATCCAAACTGCTGTTTCTACTTTTTCTAATAAATCATCTAAATCATCGGTAGGCCTAACAACAATTTCCGATAAATTACAAAATTGTTTATCTCTTAACAAAATCTCACCGCAAGGGTTTGTACCTACAATCAAATCCGCATTACGTCTTGAAGGGGAGCGTTTTTTAGCAGACTCAAGATTAAAAATTCCACGTTCGCCAGTACCTGATAGAGCTAATGCGCTCCATTCTTTTAAAAACTCCATAGAATTAGGTTTGGTTTCGTAAACGGCTGAATTATTAGCTAAATATCTTCTAACAGGGAAATTCCCAACTTTAGCATTTCGTAATAGTTCACTATCTAAATCAGATAATGAAATTTCTGAAGAACGTCTAACACCTCCTACTACTACCGCTTCACCAATTTGACAAATAATATCGTGCACTTCTAATTCATTGAGTTTACGACCTCTAGCGGCTTTAAAAGTTTCTTTAATAAAATTATGCAGCGCAATTAAAGGGGCAGGGCCTGATGCTCTACCACCCATTGTCTTTAAAGGTGCGCCTTCTGGTCTTAATTGGCTATAATCCATGTTAATATCATAACCATTATATAAACTATTTATCAATTCTTTTACTGAGTTTGCCCAGCCTTCTTTTGAATCATCTACTACATAAGTAACATCTGAAATTTTTATTTCCGTTGGTACGGTGGGTAGCTTTTCAATATATTTTTTTTGAACACTAAAGCCAACACCAGTTCCGCACATTAAGATAAATAAAGCTTCTGCAAATGAATCTACGCTATCTATAGCTACAAACGAACAATTATAAATTACAGTATTATCTCTTTCAGCAGTGGGGCCTGCTGTCCATAAAAACCTCATTGAAGGCATTACATCAAATTTTAAGATTTTTTCTTTAATCTTTCTTAAAACTTTTGGAGGCACTACCTTGCCTCTATGTTTTGTTATAAAATTTACATATCTTTCTACGGTTTCAACCCAAGTTTCTCTGCGGTTTTGCTCTGGTAAGTACCTTGCGTACGTTCTAATAAAGACAAATTCATTAGCATCATTATGGAACATGATGTATCCTCCTTTGTTGTGGTTTATAATATATTATCACTTTTTAAGAAATTAGCGGCTTGAAAAGTTTGAGATGTTTGGTATCCAAATGTAGCAATAGCTATTGCATCGGCTATATCGTTATCTTTAATTTTTAAATTTAAATTATAAGTTTTATTAGCCCATTTAACAGATAAATGTTTAGTAGTAATTTTACCTCGCGCTTTTTTTTCTTTTACCGATTTATTATGCTTTCTTTCTTCCTTAGTTAATTTAATTGAGAGTTTAGAACGCCATTTAGATGTATCTACATATCTTACTCTATCTTGTAAATTATGCTTTACAATATATTGAAGTAATACACAATGTGTAAACTCTAGTAATTTTTGAGATGTCCTAAATTTTCCTGCATTGGTTTGCTCAATATAAATATAATCAGGTTTATTATTTTTAATTAAGTTAAAAATTAAATCGGCCATTTTGGAAGCTCTATCTAAGATTGCAAAATTTTCGCCTAATACATTTATAACAATAGGGGATTTAAGTAATCCTTTATCTTTTAAAAATCCATCATCAATTAAAGCGTAACCTGTTTTACTACTAATATCTAACCCCAAAACTTTCATTAACTAGCTTTACCTCTATCTTTTAATAACTGAATTAAAAATTTTATTTTAAATTTATATGCTTTTAAAGGTTCGGTATAGGTACTATTTAGTTGTTTCAACTTTTCTTTGGCATCGGCAATGTCTAGGTCATTCTTTTGAGCCTCTTCTACTTCTATCTTATGAGTAGTTAAGGTGGTAATTTTAGATTTTAACTCGTCATCAGTAGCCACTAACACTTCATCAACAAAATTTGGGTCTATTTCTCTAACTTTATCTTGTAAAGTTTTTGCTTTCTTTTGCTTTTTTGGTTTATTAAATGGAAATGCCATAATACCTCCTTATTCGTTACTTTCGTTTTTAAATTGTTCAATTAAATTTGTAATACTATAAATAGCTCCCTTTAATTGTTCATGTTTTTGGGCTTGTAATTCTAATTCTTTTTGTAAATTACTTATATGATTTAATGTTTCACTTAAATCTTCTTCGTACATTTTTTTGGCATCATTTAAAATTTTTAAAATCCGTTCTCTTTCCATAATTTTATTATACCACTAATTTATTTTCTTTCGTCCAGAAAGTATCTATATTAGTGTAATACATAATTTTATTTTCTCTATCTGTTCGAATATCAATAGTAGTTGTAACAGCTCTAATTCCTTTATTATAGATTGAACGATATTTATTATCCACTTTATTTAAAACTTCTACTAAATTTTGAGCTGGTACTTGCCAAACACCAATAGACTTTTCTTTTAATGATGGACGTAATTTAAGTATTTGATTTAAATATATAATACAGCTTTCTTCATCTATAAAGACACGTACTGTACCTAAAATGTTTGGGTCTTCGCATTTTTCTAAATACAGCTGAGGGTTTTTAGTTTTAATATTTAGTACAACCGTATAGAACTCTTTATTTTGTTCTAAAAATTCAAAATAAAGCATATACTCTTCTGGTGCAACAAAAAAATTCTCTCTAAATAACATGTGATGTCCTGCCGTCAAACATTATGTTAATAATTTTATCAAAACCCTCTTTAACTTCAGTACTATGGTCAATAACTAACACAGTACCTTTAATTTTTTGTTTTAACATATCTAACGCCGACTGCTTCTCAACCACTCCTAATCCTTCTAACGCTTCATCTAAAATAATCCAACCAAGATTAGTGCCTGTTCTTGCTCTAATCGTTTCTGAAACTGCTAAATCCACACATAACTCTAGTGCCGCTTGCTGTCCACCTGATAAACTTTTAATAGAAACTTCTTTACCGTCTTTATAAACTTTTTTACTTAAAGTTTTTTTTAAATTTTTAGTTTTAGTTTGAGTAGTAGAACTAATCTGTACACTATAAGTACTAATGTTTGGGAAATAACATATTAACTCATTTGCTTTATTCTCAATTTCGGCAAGCACTTCATCAAAAATAACACCTAAAAATCCTTGTCGTCCTAAAATATTTTTCTCGTGATTTAATATATTCAACTCATTTTCTAATGTTATTTTTTGTTGTTTTAAAGTTTCTAATTTAGATAGATTTTCTTTATACTTTTCAACTTGAAGTGCTATATTTTTACAATTTTGTTCAGCACTTTGTAAAGCAAGTTGAGCTGATGTAATTGTAGAATTTAATTCACCGATTTGTTTATTTAATTCCGCTTGCTGTGCTTGTAAAACCGAATAGTTCTCTAGAATAGGTGCACTATTTTTAATAATAGCCTCGTTTACTTGCACTTTATGCTCTAATACTTTAATTTCACTTAGTTTTTTATCTAATAACTCCTGACTTTTATCCCACTGTCGTAAACAAGTATAGCATACTTGTTCTTTTAATTTATTTACTTCTACTTTTAGTTGTTCTATTTGTTTATTTAAAATGGTAGTTTCATATTTAGCTGAATCTACTTTCTGCCTTACTTGTAATACTTTATTTATTTCTTCGTTAATTTGATTAAGTTTTTCCTTTAAATTTTGTATAGTTAATTTAGGTTCAGAACTTACAGCTTCAAACCTTTTTTTAGCTTCATCGTAAATTTGGCGCGCTTTAGTTATTTCTTCTTTACTTATATTAAAAGATTGAACAAAATTTGAAACCACTTCGTAACTACCATTGATTTGAGAAAAAGTAATTTCAGTATTTTTAATTTTAGTTTCAATTTGTTCAATAGCTTGCTCAATGGCATTCAAATTTAACACACTAGATAAAAATTCTTTTGCTTGAGAGTCGGTCATATTTAAAAATTGACCTTTTTCTCTTTGAGGCTTATAAGTTAACACTTTTAACAAATCAGGTGAAACTTTTAGTAGCGCATTGATTTTTTCTTTAGCATCTTCTGTCATATTAGATTGCTTAACATTATTTACATAAAAAGAAAGAGATGGGTCTCGGACAATATCATAAGTATTTTGACCATCACTTAAAGTAAGCTTCACAAATAGTTTTTTAGAATCCCAATTTTTTAATTCGCTAGCAGGTAAATCACAAATATCTAATGCAAAAGCAATAGCTAAAATAATACTAGATTTACCAGAACCAGATGATACATCAGAGTCAATCCATTTACCAGAAATTAAAACAAGCCCACTGTCTGGAAATTCTATGACAGTCTTATCTCTAAAAGAACGAAAACCCTCTAACTCCAGCTTTTTAATCTGTATCATCTTCTAACTCCTTAACCACTTTCATTTGTTCATCGTGCTTTTCGTTTCTTTCTTTAATTAACTCTTTAATATCGGCAAGTCGTTCTACCGCTCTTTCCATCGCTCCATTGTCTAATCTTTCTACTACTCTTGAAGAACCGACTGTAATTACAGCTGGAGACTCTTGAGAACAGATAGGGCAAATATAAGCTTTAGACCTTTTAGACAAAACTGCTATAAATTCACCATGTTGTGGACATTTATATCTAAACCAACCCATTTTTACTCCATAGAAGTTGTACCATTGGTACTACCACGTTCTCCAATAGCGTGTGAAAATTCTCTAACAAAATCTGCTTCTTTTCTATCTTCAATATGGTCTCTTGGAAAAGCAATGATACCGCCTAATGTACCTAATAATGATGCAATTGAAATACTATTTCTAATAGCTTCAACTAAAGCAGGTACTGAGTCTAGCAATTCGTATTTTGAAACCCATTTTTGTTTTAGTAAATCAAAAGTTTGGTCGTCATTTCTCAATAATTCACTAATAATTTTATCAACTTGGTTGTTTGTGTAACCATAGTTTCTATATAACACTTTAACTGGTTCTAAAACCGCATTGCCTAAAATAATTGCAGCAAGTTTTAAAGTAGTATCAGTAATTTTATCAGCTTGTGTTTGTAAAAATGCCGCAAGCCTTACCAAAATATAACCGCCGCCAGTTACAGCTCCATGCTTAATAGTACCTTTAATGGCCATCCAAGCATCTTCTGCTCTATCCCGTTTTTCTCTTGTTTCAATTGCAGAAGGGCCATAAATGTTTAATCTGGCAATACCAGAAGTAAGTTTACCAATTCGTAATTCTAAAGAACGAAGTTCATATTCACTTTCTGGTTTTTCTTTTTGTAATTTTAACTCCTCAACTCGTAAAGCTATAGCATCTGGGTCTTCATTTACATAAATTAAAGACTTATATCTTTCGCACTCAAATTTTGTAGCTCTATTTAAATCGCATAATTGTTTGGGGTCTATATCAGTAAAAGGTCTATCTATTGGATTAAATACAGGTACACCGACATAAGCTTGTAAATCATATAAAATGTGAGTGCCATAATTTCTAATAATATCAGATGGGGTAAGTAATGGGAAAATTTTTAACTGAGCTTTAGGGTGGTTCCAGTTTACATGTAAATCGCCAACTACACTATCAGAAAATCCATGAGCTACAATAACTGCGTTTTTGTTAGGTATATTTGATTGTACCATATACTCGGTTAATTTAATTAAACCATCTGCAACTTGTGAGATGTCGTTAATCACACCATCATATAAGATAAACACAGGTTTCTCTAATACTACTTTAGAACCGCTCTTATCGTTTAAAAATCCTGTTGCAAAATTACGGCAACTTTCTTCATAACCTTTTTCTAAAGTATAACCATTTAATCTTTCAATCTCATAACGGCTAGTACCACCCATGTTAATTTCAGCAATAGTAAGGCTTCCTTCTTCTCCTATTTGGTCTATCGCTTCTAAAATTTTATTAGCTAAATCTACATCACCATTAGCAGAAATTGTACCTACTATTCTTAAGACCTCCTCATAATTATCTGCATTTACATCTATTCTATGAGATTCAATAAATTTAGTAATTGAAGGAATTAAAGATTGCATTGCTCTAATTAAAGATTGTGGACTAATTTTATCATTATTTTTAAGTACTTCAGCAGTTAGTTCTGCAATAGCATAAGATAAAATTGTAGCAGTTGTAGTACCATCACCTGCATCATTAGCTGTTCGAATTGCTGCGTCTCTTGCGGCTTCTAAAATTACTTGTTGAATTGCTGATTCGTAACCCAAATGTTTAAATACGGTTACACCATCTTTAGTGGCAATAGGTTTCATACCAACTTCTGGTCGTTCAATCAAAACTTGTTTGCCACCGGGGCCTAATGTTTGACTAACCATCTGCGAAATATGTTTTAAAGTATTTAATGTCTCTGTAGTTAACCTTTCAGAAGCTGGTAACATGATTTTTGCAGCGGATTTTGGTTTTTTAGTTTGGAATAGACTCATATTGACCCTCCACTTATAAAAGTACTATAAATTATTTATTTTTATTAGATTTTTCTTGAGGCATCTCAAGTGCCAACATTTCATCTACACTTAATTCAACATATTTCCCACGTTCAAACCGACATGGCACATCAGGTCCAATATCACCAAATCGGTCTTTTTCCACATGGAAAATAGACATTTTATTTTCTCTATCCCTAATAATTTCAATTACACAAGTTGCAATTTCGAACAATCCAGTACACCATTTAATACGACTTTCAATTTTACGGTCTCTTTGGTCTTTATCAGCAACAAATGGCTTTAGCTGAGTAAATAATACTAACGGAATGCTAGAAGTGGAAATGTAAGAGTTTAAATAATCTCTTAATTGATACATAACCGTTGTGTTATCTAAGTGTGGGTTAAAAATACTAGTTTTACAGTTTTGAGCATAGTCAATTAAAATACAATCATAATTATTTTTTTTCTTTGCCTCTTCTAGAGTTTTTTGGATACCTTCTATAGTACTAGGAGGAGCACCCGCTGAATTATCCACCACCGTTACGTAAGGAATAATATCCAAAATCTTAGCAGTAATATCTAAATGAGTTTTACTATCTACTAGACCTTTTCTCCATGCATTAAAATCTCCGTTAGGTAAATCTAGACAAGCAATACGAGCATACACGTCTTTTTGAGTTTCCTCGTTAGATAAAACTAAAATTTTCTTTTTCGCTTTCCATAAAGGATGTACGATATTCGCAACGCAAGTAGATTTACCTGAACCAGATACAGCACCGATTAAATATAAACTTCCACCAAGTAAAGGTACGTAACGAGACAACGTGTCGTTAATAAAAGTTAATCTTTTAGCAACAACTCTTTTATCAATGTTAATTTGGTTCAGAATTTGAGTAGCGCGTTTTGCTTGCGTAGTACCAGCTTCGTAATCTGTTAAACTAAAATTTTCTAATCTTTCTCTTAAACTTTTGGTATATTGTCTCTTACCTAATTCTTCTGCAATTTTTTCTTTTTTTAATTCTTTTTCTTTTTCTAATAAATTAAAATCGTTAATTTTAATATGCTTTGATTCACCCATCATGTGAAACTCCTATTTATCACAATACTATAATTTAGCCATTTAATAATAAAAATTTTTTTAACGCCAAAAAAATAAAATCCCTCTACGCTACCATCAATCAAAAGCGTATTTTTTCAAAAAAAATAACTATCCTAGCTTACAAAAATAGTAAGCAAAAAAGGATAAACTAATTCTATCAGCTAAGAGCTCTTATCGGAAAGAACACAAAAAAGCTAAAATTTCAAAAGCGAAAAACTCCCACGAAAATTTATTGCTTATTACGATTTGAAGGTGTTTAGGGCCTTATAACATTAACACTCAACGCCTTTATTTTCTTAGGGCATTTTAAATTAGGGCATTATTTAGTGGCCTCATGAGCACCATTTTTTAGCCATAAATTCAAATAGGCATCATATCGTAGGGTGTTATAACAACAAATAGCTTTTAATTGGCCGTGTGTAAATTGGGGATTAGTATTTTTTGGCGTTAATTTGGCGTATATGGCATTTTTTTGGCGTCTTAATAGGTGGCCACGAAGGGCATTGTTTTCGCGCATTGTATGGCACTTTACGCCAAATTCTAGGCATATTTTATTCCCGTATCTTATGGCATGGCTATTCATTGTTATTCTCATGAGCAATATTTAAAGCCGAAATATCAATCGCCAAAGGGTCATGAGCATTAGTTTGGGCATTAGTATTTAGGGCATTAGTGTCTTTGGGCGTATCGCCATTATTTACGCGGGGGCCATTAGTATCTTCTGCCGTATTTTTAGGCTCATTTTTGGCATTGATATGTTCGTTATAAGCCTTAATTAGCGCATCAAAGTCGTAATCAAGTGGCTTAGTTATGTCAATGTGAGGGTTTTTCTCTAACACCTCTTTTAAAATCGCTTTTTTTGCTTCTAACTCCGCAGAGTCATCTCGCTGTAACGCTTCTTTGGTTGCTTTAAGCTCTGCCATAAGCTCAGGGTCGTTTTCAAATGGACCGGGCTTGGTTGGCAGATAAAGCTTCATCGTACCGATGTCAACAACAACCTCTTCGTCGTCGTCAAAGGTACGAGTAACCCTAGAAGGACTTGCGGGCGGCGTGTTGTTTTGTGGTTTTGAGTTTGAGCGTGTTACATGGTGATTATCCTCCTTGTCATGATTACTAATTCCCTCAGGGGAAATTCTTTCTAGAGGGTAAACTTTTGCAAACATTGCCCGTGCATCATTACGCACTGCCTCTTGCCAAGCACGATAAGCGTTGTGGCTTACATTTTTGGGTTTGAATTTAGGAGATAGTGCTTTTACGGCACGGTCAAAGTATTCCATAGCTACAGTTTTATCATACAACAAATTTGCAAAATTCAGGAATAAATTATAAAATAATTCTTTTCGTTCCTTGAATGAAAATTTTTCAGGGAGACTTAATTCCCATTCTTTGAAAATTTCTGCTGGTGATTTTTTGTTTTCTTCTGTTTCAGAATTTTCTGAAAACTTTTCTTTTTCTTTTTTATATTTTTCTTTTTCTTTTTCATTGGTAGGGTAAGGTAGGAATCCTAAGCCTTTACCCTGTTCTTTTTCTTTTGTGCTTTTTTCTTTGCTTTTTTCTTCTTTCTTTTCTTTTTTGGTACTTTTTTCTTTTCTTTCTTCTTTTTTGATTTCTTTTTTCGTATTTTCTTTTTCTTGTAAAAATTCAGCCTCATTTTCAGCATCAAAATCACCCTCAAAATCCACTGCGGCTACTTCATTGTCGGCTAGGTTCATTTCGTCGTCGGTATCATTTGGTGTTGTTTTAGGTGTTATAACTCGGTTTATTGGTTCGCTATGTAATGCTATTTCGGAAATAGGCTTATTTTGTGTTTTTTGGCTCATAGGAGCGACTTTTTCTGTCTGGGTAATACCATTGGCTACCCCCAGCCCATTTTTTTCGTTTAAAGCCGAATTTTGCGCAAATAAAGCTAATATCTGGGTTATCACTTGGTTTTGGTTTGCTATAGTAGAACTAAATTCCCTAAACATTACTTGCATAGTGTTATGGCTATGTTCAACGACTTGTGTGATAGCGTTTAAACTATGGGCAATTATCTTGTTAATGTATGCCGTTGTTTCATTAGAATTTTCAGGAAAATCAGATACTTGAGTTATATTTTGAGTGTTTATGGTTAGACGTTTTAAGGTTTCGTAATCTACTTGGACTAATTCTCTACCGTTTTCATTTTTAGATTTTAAAATCCCTAGTAATTTTAAATACATAATATGCGAATTTAGGGTACTTTTGTTGAATATTCTTTTAGAATGGAGGGTTTCTACTTCTATGCAATCGTTTTCAAGAGATTGTAAGATTACATCTAGAGTTTTTAAAACCTCTTCGTTTTGAAGATATTTAGAGTTTCTTAAAAGTTCTAAATAATCAGAATTATTATTTTTTTCTTTATTTGTGTTCATAAAATACACCTCACTTTTTTAGGTTCTAAAAATACTATACTACAAATTCATGTTAATTTTTACATGATTTTTACATATTTTCTGCAAGTTTTTACATGATTTTTGCGAAGTTTCGCAAAAATTTGCATTTTTCATGTAATTTTTGTCAAAGTGCTTTGTTAATTTTTACATGATTTCTGCAAGTTTTTACATGATTTCTGCAAGTTTTTGCAAAAATCTGCATTTTTCATGTAATTTTTGACATAATAAAATGTAACATTCATTGTAATGACGATTATAATGAATAAATAAGAACTAATATGGTAAGTTTATTCGTTTTTAACTTTTTGGTATAAGGCTGCAATATGTGGTACTAAACTTGTATCCCAAGTATTATTAGTATAATACTCGGCTAGGAATTGGTCTATTAAGTCGTTATCTTCTTTAGTTAATTTTTCTGGGTGGTCTTTTATGAATTGGATAATCTTAATAAATTTTAAGGCTACATGGTCTATCTCTTTTTTCTGTTCATTTTCTTTATTATAATTAAAATGAATACTTTTTAATTCATCAGAAGTTGCATGAATAAGAGTAACTACTTCATTGAATTTTTTTAAGTTCCAAAAATTAACCATTTCCTTTAGTGCATTCATAGCAATGGCTTGTTTAAGGAATGTAGTAATATTGTCAATTAAGAATTGTAAGGATATTTTTTGGCTCATCTCACTGCATAATAGCAGTTTTTCCTTTCGTTCTTTGTATTTTGATAACTGCTCGTATTTTTTAAAAAAGACCCCATCTAATTCTTCTATTGTAGGTAATTTATTGTAATTATTATAAAATTTTTTAATTTCTATAAAAATCTCGCTTAGTATAGGGTCATAAAAATAGTTTGGTTTTATTTTTTCATGAGCTGCTAGAAAAAAATCTTTATCTTGTATGAGCCAACCGACTAATGCTTGTAGTTGGCTTTCTGTCATATTAAAACTTTCGGTATTATTCATATTCCTCTTTTTTAAAAAAATTTAGGTTTACTTTAATGATTATATCATATTATTTATAATAATGGCAACAATAAAATATCTCACACCATCAATAATTGAAATACCACAAGTTTCCGATGAGTTACTCAATTTTTTAACTTATCGGAATAAGCAAGTTTCTTATCAACTAAAAAAAATGAAAAATAATAATAAATGGAAATACTCTAACCCAAAATCTTATTATTCACAGCTAAAAGAATTAGAGTCTAAACAAAAACCATGTCTTGTTTTTGAATATAATAACAAAAATTGTACTTATTCTGGTCTGGCAAAAGATTTGTCAGAAAAATTTGGTTGGGATATAGAGCCGTATCATTTTGATTATACAAAGCATTCTAAAATGATTGCTTGGGCACATAAACCGCACCCATTGCGATATTATCAAGAAGAAGCGGTAGAAGCGTTATTAAAACACACTCATGCTAGTATTGAGTTACCAACAGGTGCTGGTAAGAGTAGAATTATTCAAGAATTATGTAAACGGGTTGGTGTACAAACAGTAATAGTTACTCCTTCTAAAGCAATTACTGACCAATTATATAATGATTTTGTTTATCTGTTTGGCAAAAAATATGTCGGTAAATTTGGAAGTGGTAAAAAAGAATTAGGAAAAATGTTTACTCTTTGCGTTGCGCAGTCTTTAGTGCGATTAGAAGAAGGTACAAAAGAGTGGGAGTTTATTTCTAGTGCTAAGATGTTAATTTGGGACGAATCTCATACAACGCCTGCTGAAACATTTGAACAAGTTTGTTTAAGAGTTCTAAAAGATGTACCTTTAAGGTATTTTGTTTCAGCAACTCAAATAAGAAATGATGGCGCAGATTTGCTATTAAAAGGTATTATAGGAGATGTGGTATATAAAAAAGAATTTACAGAATTAGTTGAAGAAGGTTTTTTAAAAAAGCCAAAATTTACTATCATCACGGTACCTGCGTTACCAAATAGTAGCAGTGATATAGAAGAGGAGCAGAGACAACAGCTATATTATAACCCAAATGTTAATTCAGCTGTTGCTCAAATTGCAAAAAGATTTATGAATTTAAACAAACAAGTAGTTATTATATTAGATGAGTTTAAGCAGTTTGCTTGTTTGTATGAATTTTTAAAAGATTTACCGCCAGAAAGTTTTGAATTTGTACATGGCGGCGCTTCTAATAGAATGGATGCGGATGGATATTCTTTAAAAGATTTTTTACCTGAAAGGTTTTGGAAAGTAGATATTCAAGAGGCAGTAAATAAATTTAATGAAGGCAAGTTAAAGTTACTAATAGGTACCTCTGCAATTTCTACTGGAGTAGATTTAAAACCTGTTTCGGTTTTAATTTATCTACAAGGTGGAACTTCAGAAATCAGGATTAAACAAGCTATAGGTAGAGGCACTAGAGTAGTTGAAGGACTGCCTCGTGAATTTACTGTGGTAGATTTTTTTATAGATGGCTCTCCTGATATGGAAAGGCATCTAAAACAACGTTTATCAATTTACAAAACAATGGGGTCAGTACAGGTGGTGAAATTATGAGTGAATTTAATAAAGTAGAAAACGCAACGTTTTTTAATTTTATTGCAGAGTTGAACAAGATTTTAGACGAAAATCGTGAAATCGATGGCCGTCCTCAAAAAACATTATTAAACGAACTTTTTGGTTTAGAAAAACAATTTAGAGATTTATTACTTTCCGATAAAAAACATGGTACTTTGGTTTATAAAAAATTTATTGATTATATGAATAATGTCAAAAAAAATGAAACTAGTAAATACCTCTTAATTTCAAGGGTGTATTTTAGAGAAAAGCAGGCTCGTTCTACGCAAATTTATAACGCTATTTTGAATAATAAACCTGAAAGTTTATACAAGTTTAGAATTAACTATCGTTTTATTGATTGGGCTTTAAAAAATTATAAGGGACATAAAATTAAAGCGTTAATAAATATCTATAATGAAATTGTCAAAATAAGACATATATTAGTAAATAATAATTTACCATTAGCTTTAAATAGAGCTAAGATTTTTTGGACCCACGCGGTTAAACCACAGCATCGTCATAAGGATTTGGATTATATGGATTTTGTACAAGCTTCAGCAGAAGGTCTTTTGGTTGCAATTGATAAATTTGTCCCCCCTTACAAAAAGGTTTTTGCGTCCACTGCCATTGCTAGAATGAATAATAATATGGATGAAATTCTAAATGACTCTATAGTGCATATACCTCAAAATGAAAAACGTATTTTAAAAAGAGCTGTTAAAGCCCAACAAAAAACTAATGCCGATTTAACTTCTAAGAAAGTTTTAGAATATGTTAGCGAGTCATTTGAGAATGTATCCCCAGAAAAAATCCAAGAAATTCAAGCAGCTGCACATCGAGATGTAAGGTCTAGTTATGACCCAGAAACCGCAGAAACTAATATATTTGATACAATTTCTGCTAATAATGAGCCTGAAGATAACTTTTTAAGCTATGAATTAGAAAAATTATTGTATAATAATATAGAGAATTTAGATATTATAATGCGTAAAGTTTTATCTTTAAAATATGGAAAGCTATTCTAATAGATAGGAGGTTGTATGTCTTATCAGATTGCTTTTACTAAACAGGATAGAATTGCAGTATATGCACCTAAAGTGAGCGGTGTTGAAGCTGATATTAAAGGTGGATTAGCTTTAACTCCAAGAGTAAAATTAGTAACATTAGATGTGGCTATGCATTATAAAGTAGATGATAATTTATATTTAAAGCCACTAGATAAGGTTATTATAAGAGGTGATGCTGTACATGGCCATTGGGCAAAACAGATATTTATTTACAATGATAAAGAAATTGTATTTTGTCCATTAGATGTAGTGTACGGTTATCTTTTTATGGCAAGAGATAGTGTAGCAGATGTTTTAAAATAAAAGGAATTTTTTATGAATTACTTGTTAGTCGGTGATATGCATGTTAAGCGGGACAATATAGAGGAGTCCAAGAAGTTAATTGGATGGATAGCCGATTTATCTAAAAAATATAATGCTAGAGTAATATTTTTAGGAGACCAATATAATGATTTTGGTTTAGTACGGGTTGAGGTGTTAGAGTTTTGGAAAAATGCGTATAAGCAAATACCTAATTCTATTTCTTTAGTTGGTAACCATGATTTAAACCCTGCTGGTGTTACAAGCTCTATGCTTGCTCATGAAAATGATACTTTAGTTATTGGTAACAGACTTACTTTAATAGATGAAAATTTAAAAATGTATGCAGTTGGTTTTATTCGTGATAATGTTTTATTTTCTGATATAGCTTTGGCTGCGAAAAGTTTAGGAGCTAAAATTTTATTATGTCATGCTGAATTTAATGGAGCGCAATATGAAAATGGTTTTTACGCTCCGCATGGTGTAGAACTTGATAAAGTACCAAATGATATAGTATATATTTCAGGCCATATACATAAAAAACAAGATATTACTAATAAGTTAGGCCAAGTTGTTGTAAGATATATCGGTACACCGCGTATGCTGACTCGTTCTGATATTGGTGAGGTAAAAGGTGTAACATTATTAAAGTCAGATGGTTATATGGAATTTATACCAACACCTGAAAATGTATGCGAGCCTTTTAAAGAATTTATAATTGAAGAAGGTCAACCAATACCCAAAATCGATTCTTCTTCTAAAGTATTTATAGAGGTAAAAGGTAGCCAAGATTTTATTAAAAAGGTTGCTCAAACTTTACCTGAAAACACTAAAGTAAGAACCGTCTTAAAAAATGACGAAACAAAGATTATCATTAAAGAGAGTGAAGGGTTAAATGTTTCTTTTGGTAAATTTTTTAATCAATACGCTGTAAATAATAAATTAGACGAATTAACATCAAAGAGGATACTAGAGGATATTTATAGCACATGTCCATTTTTAAAACAATAATATGAATAATTTAGAGGAGCAAATTTTATATTTAAAAACTATTACTGAAAGATGGGGTTTATTACATGAAGCGCAAGTTTTACAGCTTAAGATGTGGCCTTTATTATTGCCACAGATAAAGTCTGCTGAAGTTTTAGTGGATACTGATAATCATTATGTGGAAATTAAAGCAGTTTCTAAAACCAAACGGTTTAAGAAGACTAAAAAATTTATAGAGTTGCAACCTCAAATTGCTAAATGGATTAAGTATATTTTATGGTCGGATACTGTCGTAGTAATTAAAGTAAATGATAAATTAACATTTGATTCAAGGAATCCTTCTGCTTATGAGTAATATAATTTCTATTGAAGAACAATTAAAAAAAGCGCAAGAACTTCTACCTGAAGATGAGTTTACTCGTTTAAAAAATTACATTGAAAGCGGTAAACATCCTTTAGCTCCCGATGTTTGTGCTAAGTTTTTTGAATTATATTTAAATGGTTCTGATTGTAAAGAAATTCATAGGCTAAATAAAGGGTTTCCGTATGAGGCTATTTTATGGGCTCGGATTAAATATAATTGGGACGAAACACGAGACCAATACATTCAATCACTACAAGACCATATTAAAGAAAAAGTGATTAAAGCGCAGCTTGAGACTACTGGATTGATAAGTGATATTTTAGTAGCAACGAATAGGCGTTATTCTGATAAAATAAAAAGGTATTTACAGACTGGAGATGAAGCGGAATTAAAAGGAGTGTTAAACATAGATAGTATAAATGGATTACTTAAACTAATGGATGGGCTTTTAAAAATTACAGGACAAGATAAGGTTACTAAGACTATTAGTGAGGTTAAAAATACTACTAATGTAAACATCAATACTAATAATGAAAAAATCAGCCCAGAAACTGCGGCAAAAATTTTAGATTTAATTACTGAAGATAGGAATAAACAAAATAGTTCATGAATACATTTAATGAAGAGTTAGCAAAAACATTTTTAGTTCATTTTAGTAGCCCAGACCATTTAAAAAAATGGGTTGGTAACTTTTTAGATTTGTGGTTTCCAGACTCTTTTGTTGACCCAGAAAGTAATTCTAGTCCAATTCAGTGGATGTATGAAGTTTATAAGATGTACGAAAAAAATGAAGCTAATAACTCTCCAGAAGTGTTAGTAATTTCTTCTCGTTCATCGTACAAAACACTGTCTGAAGCAGTATTTGCAATTATTGCAATGCTCCATTTTAAAGCAACCATTGCTCACATGGCAGCCATTGTACCGCAGGCTTCAGCTGCTCAGAATTATATTGAAAGATTTTTATTAAAATTAAAGCCATACTTAGACTATCATAATATAAAATTACATTCTCAAAATAGTCGGGAAGTTTCTTTGGAACACCCAGACGGTTCTAAAGCTGGTCTTAAAATTATTGTTTGTACAGTAACTGGGGCTAATTCATCGCATACTAACATATTTACGGTGGATGAAGTAGATACTATTCGGTCTGCTGAAGGATTGAGAGCATATAAAGAAGCTAAATTTATTCCTGATACTTTTAATGGTCAATTTCCTGTAACCATTAAAACTTCTACATTGAAATTTGCTGGTGGACTTTTTTCGCAGGAGTGGGATGCTGCTATCAAAAAGAACTATAAAGTATTTAAATGGAACATCTTAGATATTACTGAGTATTGTCCCCCAGAAAGACATAGACCAGATTTACCTAAAGAAACAAGGTATATTAGTAAAAACTTACCTCTTTCTACTTTAACTCCAGAAGAATTTACAAATCTTACAGATAGAGAAAAAGAAAAATACGAACCTATTGAAGCAATGGGTGGTTGTGCTAAATGTCCGCTACTTCCTGTTTGTAAGGGTAACCTTTCTAAACGTTCACCTAAGGATAAAGGTGGTTTATGGAAAACTATTGATTTTACTATTAGTCAGTTTACAAAAAGTGATGAAGACCCAGATATTGCTGAGTCGCAATTGTTATGTAAACGCCCTCAATCTCAAGGTTTAGTTTATCCAAGATTTTTGGATAGTGCAGATGGCAATGGTAACGTTTATACTATTGAACAAGCATTTGAAAGATATTTAGGTGTTAAGCTTAATAAAGATGTTAATTTAACAAAATTAGTCTCACTTTTAAAAGAAAATGGTATTAAATTTTATGCAGGGGTTGACTGGGGGTATAGGCACGCTTTTGCGCTAGTTGTCGGCGCATTACTTCCTAGCCATGAGTTTTGGTTAATTGATGCTTATTCAATACCTAAGCTGGAGTTTGATGAAATGTTATCACTAGCAAAAGAGGTTAGAGATAATTATAAACCTTTAAGATGGTTTGCGGATACCGCTGAGCCTATGTTTATTCGTTCATTTAATAAAAATAAAATGCCTTGTGCAGAATTTAAAAAAGATGTAAGAGGTGGTATTGAAGCAATTAGAGGTCAAATTGTAAATGCAGCTGGTGTTAGAAGGCTTAAAGTAATTAGGCATGATAGAACTCAAATTTTAATTGATATGTTTAAAAACCACGCATTTAAATTAGACTCAGTTGGGAACCTAACTCAAGAACCCGATGACGGGGTGTATGCTGATATTGCCGATGCTTTAAGATATATGGGTCAAAATTTATTTACAGCTAAAGGTGAAGTATTGGTAACTGATATTAAAAAATTAGAAACTTTAGATGCACCTAAACCAATTGATTTAGAAAAATCTTTAACTCCAATAATAGAGAATATAGTGAATAATACAGGTTCTTTAAGAGGTAAAGCGGGTAGCGTTTTATGGGATTTTGGCGGAGATGATGAGACCTAATCTTTAATGTAAGGGAGTGTTTTTATTATGAAAAGTATTTTAAATATCACAAATCAATTGTTAGCTTATAACGACCCAATGATTACTGACAATCCTCAACAACGTTCATTTGATTTTAGTAGAAAGTTATATTCATTAGAGGTAAATAAACCCCAAAGTAATATCATAGTATTGGCACCCAACACTTCTTATACAATTTATGATGGTACAATAAGTACAGGTCTGGATGGCACTTCGCAGCTTACGGTTACAAGATTATCTTCTAATGATTCTGTTTATCGTTTAAGTGTAACAGGTAATGTTAGTTTTAAAACATTGAGAGCAGTTAGTGGTATTACAACTTGTAACGTAACTATAAATAATAATGCAGTGGCAGAATTTAATTTTGTTGGTGCAAATTTATCATCAGTACAAGCTGGTGATATTATGCGCATTAAAAGTGTTGATTTATATGATACGCTACCATTTGCATTTAACCCATTAAATTCTGGTTTTTGGCGAGTGGTAGGCGTAAATGGCAGTGTAGTTACTGCTATTAGAGATGGTGATTTTGTTGGTATCAACGAAAATATAACCACAAGTGTCGCTTCTGATGTTATTTTTTATGCAGACGATGGCGTTCAAACAAATGATTATATGTCTATTACGGGTACACTTAATGTGGTTTCAAGAAAAATTTATCAAGTATTAAACGCAACACCCAATACTATTGATTTTATTGCAACTACTCCAATACCAGTTGAGTCTAATGTGCCTTATGTTTCGAATACTTTAATTATTTATAAATCGGCTAAAAAACTGATTTACATTGAGACTACACAAGATGCGGTTGTTCGTTTTAACGATGATACTTCAGATAATAATATCATTACGCCAGTTCAAGTCGGTGATGAAAGTTTACCATCTTTTATCTCCAAATGGGGTTTAACTTACAAATGCATTATTGTAAATAAATCTATTAGTCCTATGACTGTAAGATATTTTATGTGTGAGTAAATAAGTTATGGCTGAAAATAATAACCAAAACAATAATCAAGACAACAATCAAAATAATAATCAATCTAATTCATCTAAACGCAGAGTTTATATAGCCGACCCTAATGTTATGCCTTTTTTGGAAGAAGAAGATGTTAAAAAGTCTTCTCCAAAAGAAGAGGGGTTGTTACCTGCTATTTTAAAATCGTTAAATAGACAAGAACGTAAAACTGTCAGAATGGCGTTTGATGTTGACCCATATACCGCCAATCAGGTTGGCGCTTTAGGAATGTATTATGTGAAAACCAATCTTACGCCAGACCCATTACTTAAAAGAATTGCAGGTGTTAATGGTGATGAATTAGTTAACCAAATTTTACAAGCTCGTTCTAATATTGTCGCTTCTTTTGGTCGTCCCAGAACTTCTAGGTTTTCTATTGGATTTGAATTAGAAGAAATTACAGAAGCGACATTAGATTTATCTCCTGAAGAAAAAGAAAAAATCGTTAAACGTTTAGATTATATAAAGAAATTCTTATGGAATTGTGGCGATGGGTTAGTAGTAGGTGAACATACGCCTATTAACCTATCTCAATTATTAAAAATGATTACAAGAGATGGGTTAACTTATGGTAGGATTTGTATTGAAAGATTATACACCTATAAATTAGAAGACGGTGAGTTAAAAGAAGTATTTTATGGGTTTAGACCAGTAGATAGCGGCACTATTTATTATGTAGTACCAAGTCAACAGCATGACCCTAGTTTACGTGTTCAAGCTATTGAGGTGCTTTCCCAACTAAAAAACGAAAAATTAGACCCAGAAAAATATAAACGTGATGAATATGTTTACATGCAAGTTATAAATGGTCGTCCAACCCAAGCTTTTACTGCAAAAGAACTAATATGGTATAATCTTTATCCAACTACTAATGTAGAATATAATCGTTATCCATTAACTCCAATAGACCAAGCTTTAAATGCTATTACAACTCATATTAACATTACAATTCACAATAAATTATACTTTCAAAACGGTCGCGCAGCTCGTGGAATGCTAGTGATTAAATCAGATTCTATTGATGACGGCGGAATACAACAAATTAGTAGAAATTTCCATCAATCTATAAATTCAGTTCAAAACTCATGGCGTATGCCTGTGTTTGCGGTTAGTCCAAATGAAGATATTACTTGGCAACCGATAGAGATGTCAGGTAGAGATGCTGAGTTTCAATACCTATCGGATAATAACGCCAGAGTGATTTTATCAGCTTTCCAAATGTCGCCAGAGGAGCTTCCCGGTTATGCACATCTTGCTAGAGGCACTAATACACAAGCATTAGCTGAAAGTAATAATGAGTGGAAGCTGACCGCAGCAAGAGATGTCGGGCTTCGTCCATTATTGTATGATATTCAAGATTTATTTAACACTCATATTTTACCTGAAATTGACCCACAAATCGCCAAATACTATAAAATTATATTTGCTGGCTTAGAGCAAGATAGTCCAGAAAAAGAGTCAGCTCGTTTACAGCAAGACATGGCTATGCACATGACTTATAATGAGGTTTTAGAAGCAGTAGAAAAACCTCTTTTACCAGACGAGTTAGGCGGTAAATTTCCTTTAAACCCAGCTTTCCAGCAAGTGATTTTCCAACACCTAACCGTAGGAGAAATTTTAGAAAACTTTTTTAATCGCAAAGGTGCATCTAAAGACCCAAGATTTCAATATGTTAGAGACCCATTTTGGTTTCAATATCAAAACATAATGCTACAGAAAGCCCAAATGATGATGCAACAACAAATGATGATGCAACAACAAGCAATGCAACAACAGATGGCTCAAGAGCAAGGTGCTAACCCAAATGAAAGTCAAGCTCCAGAAGCAGCGGAAGACCATAATCATGAAGAAGATTTTAGTCAGCTACCGCCACTTCCTACTGGCAATCCAGAAGAAGACCAACAAAAAATGGAAGAATGGCTATTCTCTTTTGGCGAGTCTTTAAATAAAGCTGTAAAAAGTAATCATACAAAAATTTCTAAAATTTTATTAAATCGACAAAGACAGCTTGTTGACACTCATTTGAAAAATTGGAAACAAAAAACTAAAGAAGCATTAGATAAAATGCAAGAAGTCTTAAAAAACGTTGATAAAGACGACAATGAAACTGAATAAGGAACAACGTCAAGCTATTTTAGATATTTTAGATGATATGTTTAACGACTTAAAGGCTAGAATGTTAGGTCGTTTTTTTAAAGGCCCATCTATTTATTTCCAAGTTGTAAAACAGACAGACCCAATTGATACTTTAGAAGGTCTATATAATTATACGATTGCACACATGTTTTCGCCAAGTGCTAAAGTAAATGAAGAGGATATTGAGCATTTATCGGATATTACGGCTAACTATATAGATGCTAAAAAATTACAAGTGGCCAACCGTATTATGCATGATGTAATGCAAGCTGAGACTTGGGACGAAGCTTTAAAATCAATCAAAGACCATTTTGCAGACACTACTTCTTACCTTAAGACTTTATTAAATACAGAAACTAGGATAACCCAAGCTTACGCAGAGAAAGAGGGTATCCAGCAAGTTGCACAGGCAGTAGGTGTAGATGACCCAGTTGTAGCAAAACTTGGAGTTATTGATGATAAAATGTGCGAAAATTGTCGTAAACTTTGGCATCTAGAAAGTAATATACGAGTTCCTAAGGTTTATAAAATGTCAGAACTTGCAGAAGGTTATAATAAAGACTATAAAAATCCCATACCTACACTTGGTCCAACGCACCCTAATTGTCGTCATATTTTAACGTTCATACCTCCAAATTTTGGTTTTAATGAATTTGGTAGGATTGAATTTAAAAGTTTAAATTACAATGTTTGGGAAGACCAAAGGAAAAATCAAAAATAGCCCTAATCTATTAAAATAGTTAGAGGTTTTTTTATATGGGGCTTAAAATTGATGGTATTGCCGCATCTCAGCATCTAGATTCATCTGGAGAAGTTTTAGATATTAAAGGGCATGATATTAGTGATTTAGTTGAAGGGAAAGGTGTACTCAACTTTGAACATGAAAATGGTCAGCCTGATGATATTATTGGTCATATTATTTATGCTAAAAAGATTTTTTCAGAAAAAGATTGTGAAAATGAGCGTCAAAAAAAGTACTGGGATAGTGTTAAAAAGCCTTTTGTTTATATTATTGCTGAATTATTCGATGATGAGGAGCATCCGGGAGCTGTAGCTGCTGCCGCAATGATTAGATATTACGCAAAAAGAAAAGAAAAATTACTGGCAGGTTTTTCGATAGAGGGTTCAACTTTAGAAAGAAAGGGAAATCATTTAGTCAGGTCGGTAGGTCGTAGAGTTGCTTTTACTTTAAGACCTTGCAATAAAACTTGTATTGCTGATTTGTTAGAAGATGATAAATATAAAGATATTGTTGAAAAATCTCTTGGTAAATCAGAAGGTAAACATCTAATTGAAGTAGATAGTGTTATTTTAGATTCTGCTTTTTACCCAAATTTAAATAAGTTTGAGGCTTTAAAACTAGCATTAGTTGATTTACAAAAAACTTTGAGTGCAGGACAGGGAAATGTCGCGCCAGCACAAGCTGTTGCAGGTTCTGCTTTATCAGGTACTAAAAAAGCAAAGAAAAAAACGATTATACCAGATGAAATAAAAACGAAAATACTTGAAATCATTAAACAAAATTTACATACTCCCAAAAAAATACGTGAAATTATTAAAGCCGCACTCCCAGAAGTAGCCGATGAGTATTTAGACCATTTTGAGAACTTAGCAGAAGATTTAGCGCTAAAAAAAGGTTTAAGACCTTTAATTCGTTTAACTAATTCAGATTCTATTATACCTTTAAATGATAGTCAAAGCCAGATTTTAAATGGTTTATATGTATCATCAGAGACTCCTGACTACCCGACTACAAAACATATTGAAAAAGCCAAAAATGATAAAGGCATGGAAGCATTAGTAAGAATAGATGATACAATTGATGAAGATAAAAGAAATAGAGCTTTAGCGTATTATGATATTGCCCATAATTTATTTAATATGGGCGATGTGGTTCCTACCATTGTGTTCGCTTCAAACCCAAAAGTACAAGGTGGCAAGCCAATGTATATTACTTATAAAAATTGGGATACTTCTCCGATTGAGTCTAAAGAAAGAGCTGAAAAAATGGAAGAAGAAGCTAAAAAAAATGGTTTATGGCATAAAATTTTACTTATGGATACGATTTTAGGAATGGATAGAGATGGTATAACAGATACTATGATTGGTTATGATAATACTCCACGTTTAATTGACAGCCATAAAGCTTTTGACTATTCATCTATTACTCCTAGTGGTATTGCTCGTTTTAGTAGTATTAACCCCTTACCTGAGCCGCCAGAGAATACTCTACCTTACAATGTAGAGAAGTGGCTTGAGTCTATTGATGGCCAAAAATTAGTTCAAATTTTAAAACGTCATTCTATACCTCAAGAAGCCATTGCAAAAGCATTTGCAAGGTTAAGATTGCTTCAACATTTATTAACAGATAAAAAGCCGATTAACTATCTTTTAAATAAATTATTAGAGTTAGAAGAAAATATAAATGGTATATTAGTAAGAGGGTCTTCGGATGGAAACGTACATAATTAAATCAACCGAATCTAAAGTAATAGTAGCAAAAATTCGTACTGACGGTAAAAGAGTTCAGTTTATTTTAGATAATACTAAAGGTGAGTTACCTAAAAAAGCAGGAGATGATTTTTCTAAATTACAAAATTTTATAAATCAATCTTCTCATTTAGAATTACAAAAAGATGACTTAAAAAATTATAGTATTATTCGATATTTATTAAATAATGGTGATGTAGTAGAAGTAACTAATGATTTAAAAACGATGTTTGTAAATGGTACACTTTTAAGTGATATAGAAAAACAACAGCTTCTAAATTTACTAGCAACCAATCAATTACAAGTAGCTAGCCAAGATGGTAGTAGTTTACCAATATCAGTTGCATTAAAACAAGTTCAAGAAAATTCTACTACTAATACAGAAATTAGACAGAAGCCACGTTTAAATCCGACTTATTTAAAATATATGCTAGAATATGTACGCAATCAAGATAGGTTAGATAAAATGAGTAATGCTAACTATGATTACAATATTGAATCCCAAGATTATTCAGATGCTGAAGACCCAGATTTTGTTAAAAAAATGTTATATCTCTTTAAGTACGGAGATAAGAAGCAATGAGAGACCTTCAAAAATCTAATTCAGATATTTTAAAAGAACAGGTAAAAAGTTTACCAGATAATGAAATAGATGCTGTACCGCAGTTACAGAGGATACTTTCTCACCCTAATACAGATTCTGAAGTTTTGCAAAGTGTATATGAGAAAGTCAATCAGTTACCTTTATCAACAGATACCAAGTTATTATTAAATAATAAAATTTTTAATCACCCTTCAGCTGCTTCATTTACTAAAAAACAAATTATTCAAGATGAACATTCGCAATTAGAAGCTCAACCAAGTAATAGTGGTTTATTACACTCTGTGCTTCAAAAAATAAATAATCACCCAGATGAAACTACGGATTTTTTGGATAAAATTATTAAAAACCCGCAAGTTTTTAATAGTTATTCGGTAGTACCTCAATTTCTTACCAATACGGTTAAAGAAAATATAGATAATATTTCAGGTGAATACTTTGAAAATTTATATAATGATATTTCTAAACAAATTGAAAACGTCAAAGACCAAACTGCTGACACAGATAAGAACACCTTAGAACATTTAAATACTTTAAAAGACATTGCCTTGCATGGTCTTTCTGCTACTAAAAAATTTAATCCTGCGGATAAAGATTTTAACACAAAACGTGTTAAGATTTTGATTGAAAATGCTCATAATTTACCTAACCAATATAGTTATTTAGATGCTTTAAGTAAACAGCCTACTTTACAGCACTTGCATTTAAATACTTTATATAATTATTTAAGTTCAGTTGAGGTAAAAGATAAAGAGGCTCATCAAAAAGTAATGCGAAATATCTTAACACACCATAATGCCGACCCTGTTTTGTTGGCAAAAGTGGTAAATGATGTAAAAGCTACAAACGAAGCTTTACACGCTTTGTCTAATCCTAATTTACCTGAAACTACTAAAAAAAGTGTTATTAAAAAAATGTTAGTAACGAAGGATACGCAATCGCATCAAAAAATGGCTGAAGCGTTAGCTTCAAATCCTAGCATTACACCAGATGAAATTAGAGAGTTATACAAAAAAGGTTATCATAATATAGTTAAAAACTCTAATACGCCTGCGGATTTGATTGTTGATTTTTGGGATAAAAAGAAACATACTGATGACTTGTCGGTATTTAAAGAGGTAGCAACTTCGCCTCATACTAATCCATCAATTTTAAAAGATATAATAAATAAAGTAAGAGATTTATCCCCAAAACAACCACACGCATTAGATATTTTAAATGATGTAGTTAATTCTCCTCAAGCAAATACTGAAGTGATTAAGCACGCTGCGTTAGTGGCTGCTGATATTAAGCCAGAATTTTCTGCTTCCTTATTACTTAAAAAATTATACGATACCGAAGCCTTAGGCTTACTATCTCAGTTAGTTCATAATGGTAGCATTAGAGGCTCTCATATTTTTAGTGATAAACAAAATAATTTGTTATTAAATAATTTATACGAAAATCCAGAAACTCAAAAACAGTATTTAGATTTATTAAACGTATTACATAAAGCTTATAGTTCATTTACAAAACCGACTTCTTTAGACGGATTACAAGATTATTTGGATACAAAATCTAACTTAGTAGATGGTTTTTCTAAAATCAATCAGTTAACGCAAAAAGAGTTAGGTGTTGCTTCAGACGAAGAAACTAAAAAACAACTCAATCATTTAAAACAAGATTTAGACACTAAAATTTTAAGGCATATAAATGATATTTTTGATAGTCAGAGTGATTTAGAAAAACATGCCGACGTCTCCAATTCATCTACTAAAAAGGCAATTTATAATTTATTGACTAATCATTATGATAAAGTCAAATCTCGGTTAGTAAACCTAACTGACATTGATAGTTATCTTGAACATGATTTACAAAAACCAAGTTTACCAGCAGAGTTAGTGAATGATTTATACAATACTATTAAAGAAAAACCAGAAGATGAATCAAATTTAAAATTAAGAAATCTTCTATTTTCACATCCTAAATTGGCAGATGAAGCGTTTAAAGAATTGGCATCTCAAGTTTTAAGCCAAGATTATAAGCCTTTTGTATATGATACTCTAGATAAAAGTCAAAATACCGTGTTAGATAAAAGAGCGGTATTTCATGAAAATCCTGAAACTCAACAAAAAATGTTTGAAACAATTTTAAGCTTAAATAATGATAATGCTTTTAATTTGATAGCAAGGTCTGCAAAAGCTCCAATGCATATATGGCAAGAAGCTATTTCTAAGCTTTCACCAAATGATATTACTCAAGTTATCGCTCACCACCCTGATATTGTACAAAATAAATTACCTTTTGATACCATTAAAAATTTAATTCGTTCTAATGATGAAACAGGTTTAGCATTAGTTAATTTATTTAATAAGCGTACAAATAATAATGATTATTATGCTAATATAGCACATCAACTTTTAAATGATGAAGTTCAAAATATTCACGACATAGAAATGAGTCCAAAGGTTTTTCACGAACTAGCGCACTATCACAATAGAAATAGAGAAATTTATAACATAGATAAAATTAGTGATAAATTATTAAGTTTAGATAAACCTACTAATTTAAATAAATTAGCTCATTTATATTTCATGGAAAACGGATTTTTTAATGAAGGTATTCGAAACTTTTTACAAGCATTCGAAAATAAAGGTGAGGATTATGCAAGTATTGGGAGTTATTTATTAGAAAACGCTTTAGAAGACCCATTTTTACAGCCAAATGTGAAACATTATACAGAAACTATCAAAAATCAACCAGAAGCCAAAATTACTTTAGAAGATTTAGGTAGATTTAAAAACAATTCTAATTTAGTTAATAAATTATATCAAAATGGGCTATTAGATGCTCATAATGCGTCGCAGGTTAACTTAGAAGGTAGTGATACTCATAAATTGGTACATTTATTATCTGCGTATAATGCTTCTAATACAGAAGATGATAAAAATACTTTAAAAGATGCTATCAAAGATACACTATCTAATATACACCCTACCGAGTACTTATCATTAACTCCTGATTTAATTAAAAATTTTACACCTGATTTATTTATAAAACAAGAATTAGAAGAAGGTGCTATTCCGATTAAATTGTTTAGTAATCTTTTAGAAAATCAACCACATTTACTTGATGATTTTGTAGAAAATTTTGTAAATAAAATTGGGGATGAAAATATAAAATCAACTTTTCAAAAGAAACTTATCGACCACGTTTTATCATCGAAAGTAGATGATAATAAAAAAGAAACAGCTTTGCGTGCGTTAATTTATTCTATTAACCCAAAAGATTTAAAAGCAAAAGTAAATGCGAGCGATTCACTTGCAGATAGACTAATGTCTTGGGCGATTAGTAAACAGCATCTTGAATTTGCAACTGCGGTATTTAAAGCTAAACCTACTAAATCTAATGAATCTCATATTTTAAGGATTCTTAATAAGCTACCCGCTTTATCTGAATTACAAAAAGATGCCTTAATCAATAGAGTACTTAGTACTCCAACTTTAAGTTATAACTTTTTAGCAAAATTATTAAATAAATTAGATGTTCCAAATTTAAATTATAATGAACAACGCCAAGCTCTTAATCAACTTACTAATCATTTAGATTTTGATAAAGACCCAGAAAAAGCTAATTTTGTTTTAAATACTATTAGAAGCTATACCGTTGATACATCTAAACCTATTGCTACTGAGGCAATGAATTTAATAGCAAATTTAATTACTCAAGATAAAATCCCACTTCATCAGCAAATTGAGCTTTACACATCCCTTCCAGATTCATTACCAATTACTATTGATAATCCATCTCCTGCATTTATAAATCAACCAGAGGTAGTTGCTAATTCAGAAAAAGGATTTAAATTAAAATTTTTAATGAATAATGCTAATCACTTAGACCCAGATAATTTAACTACCGTAATTGATAGAGCTCTTAATTCTCAAGAGCCTGACATAAAAGATGAATTGCCTAACTTGTTATATAGAGCCGCTTTAAATACGAGAATGGATTATAATTTAAGAGATAGAATGTTACAGTTAGCAAGTGCAAGTGATGATTTAGCAACTGTCATTAGTCGTTTAAAAACTTATGCTAACGAAAATAACGATAATTTATTAAAGTACAATACTCACATATTAGCCGATGAAGTGAGTATGAGATTTGATAAGTTCCTAAAAGATATTAGTACAAAATTTGATTTTGAGAGTATTCCACTTGATGAAGGTATTTCGCTATTACAAAATTATGCTCAATTATTTGAAAATACAGGTATTAACGACAATATCAATCTACCTGAAACAAAGAAAGAAAGCTATTATAATGCTATAAATCATGCAACTCAGTTTGTAACTAGGTTATTACGCTTACCTATTGATGAGCCTTTATTACAAAACGTATTTTCTAATTTTGCTAAAATGCTTAATAATTCTATTAGCATACCTAGTAAATTAGTTAAGACTATTTTTAGTGTAATTGATGCTAGACACCCTAAATTAGGTGCTGTAGAGTCATTAGATAACGAAAAAACTTTAATTTTAAGTTCGTTATTTAAAAATGGTATTCTAGAAGACGAAAAAGATAAAGACAATTGGCATGATTTAATTTATTCTCCAAGTAATGTAGTGTTTTTGCCTATGATGCCAAAGATTGATAAGTGGGTAGCAGAAACTACTTTAGGAATGGAGGATGTTGATAGTGATATTGCAGAACTCGTACCTAGAATCATTAACCGTTGCACATCTGATGCTTTATCGTTTTTAATGGATAAAGGGTTAATAGACCGTATTTTTACTAATTCTCAAATTCCAGATGAAGTGAAATATAATACTTTTTTCAATTTATTCTCAAAAAATATATCAAAACAAGTACCAAACATTGAGTACTTAGGACAATTTTTTAAAAATAAATCGGTTGCGCATGAATTTTATAACGCAGCTTTAGAGCATGCTAATTTATCGCCTACTGTGTTAGACCAATTATTAGATTCTCCGTCAGTTTTTGGAATGACTTGGAATATAAAGACTTTAATGAGTTTATCTAAAAACAAAAATTTAACGAAAGAAGCAGTACAAAAAATTTTATCTAAAACAGATGCAGAACAAGTTTTAAAAGAATTAGCAAACAATCAATTTTTATCTACTGATGCGTTAAAGGTAGTATATGATAAAGTTGGCAATTACATTAGAAATATACCTGTTGGTCAAAATTCTGCTTATCATGATTTGTATTATGATTTGATACGTAACCCTAATTTGACTAAAGAGCAATTTGACTACTTGGCAAATCAAGTTCCATATTCTTATTACACACCGTCAGGTGTTACTGACCCATACGGTTATGTTCACCCAGCATTATTAAATCCAACTTGGGGTTTAGATTATTTACATTCTTTACCAAATGTTTTACCAACACCAAACATTACAATTCCAAGACCAATTACAGATTTTGGTCATATGCCTGCACCTTCATTTTCTTATATTGCAAAAACCAAAAAAATACCAAATGTAGATGAAAAGAAGTTAATTAGAAATTTAGAAATGCCAGATTCTAAAATCACTAAAACTATTTCGCAGTTAAGAGAAGCTATGTCTCTTATTCCAACAAGTGGTATTAAGTGGGTAGAAGCAAAACAAAAAAATCCAAAATTTAATCAAGCTGATGCGATTAAGTCTGTATTTATGGCAAAAGGTTCTAATAATTTAGTTTATCCTGAAGATTTTGTAAAAGCTATTGATAATCAATATAAGCAAGCCCAAAAACAACAATACTTTATTACTTACGGTTATTGGCCAATCATTGTAAATAGGCCAAGATATTTTAAATACTACGGCGGCGGCATTGATGATACATCTCGTTTAAATCATGAGTTACTAATTAACGTGAATGTTTCACAGCAAATTAAAGATACATTGAGCGCAGACCCAAAATTATGGAATTTATACTTTAATCTTGCGCATAATATTATAAAATTTGATAATCGTGGACCACGTAATAAACTTTGGTCTCATCCTATCTTACCATTTACTATGGGGGTTGTGAGAATTGATACTTCTGCGGGCAATAAAGGATGGATTGTAGAAGATTTACAGTCTGATGTGGCGCAAAAGTGGAAACGAAATTTAAGAGCAATTATGCAAAGAGCAGATGTTATTAAATTAGGTCAAATGTCGTACACTAAAGATGAATTAGAAAAATATACTCAAAACATATCTAATTTATTTAAAAATATCCATGATGTATTATTTGAAGCTGTTAAGCAAAACGCTATCAATCATGGAGTAGAAAAATTGTATATGTATTCTCCAGAAGTTATGGCAACTATTTCTATTGGCGATGTACCTGATAGAGAAATTTATTCTAAAGATGATGTCTCATTTTATAGTCGGGATTACTTCCCTAAATGGTTAATTGAACGTTATCATGACCATCCAAAATCATTAGGTTTTAAACCAATACCATACATGGAAACTCCATTTGCAGACCCATTTTTTGCTCGTATAGCTGAACAGAAAATGGGTCAAGTAGGTGATTGTTGGGTTTACGACTTAAAGTCAAGTAAATAACCTAATCTTATAAATGTTATGAAAGCAAAAAAAGTTAGGATTTTTAAATCTATTGATGAGTTAGAAAAGGCACTTCCGCCAAGACTTGCTTATCGGTTCAGAAAATGGCTCAAAAGATTTCATCAAGATATTTTACCGCCAATGCGTGTAAGTAAAGCAGAACGTATTGTTCTAACTGCATTCGAAGATTATTTGTATAAATCACAACTTAAAAAACATGATGTGCTTTTTTCTAAATACGAAAATGGAGAAGTGAGGTTTGATTTTGGAAGTAATGTTTCCGAAAAAATCAAAAAAGCCGCAATTGCTTGGGCTAAAAAAAGAGGTTTAAAGGTTGCAGAAGCATCTTTACAAAAATCTTTAGACTCTACTTCTTATATTATCTTACAATCTAATAATGCAATTTCAAGTAATCGTATTTGCACTGAAAGATTGTTTTTAGAATTTTAATTTTTCCTTTAAAATTAAATAGTTAGCATTTAGGTTTTTTAAATCTTAAATGTTTGATATTATTAGTCTTTTCATTTTATTTAATAATTTCAATAATTTACATTGTTCTTTGTTATAATCAATAATATAACATAATTGCTTGTCCTAACCTTTGATAGTGGGTATTAACCTATAAACTTTTTTTAAACGTTTACAAAAAAGGAGAAAAACACATGGCTCAATTTAAATCTCAAGCTCATGCAAGAGAATTAAAACAAAGACTTTCTTTGTTAGTATCAGGACTTTCAATTTCAGAAGACGTTGACAGCAACGGAATGGAAAGCTTAAAACTTGTTAAAGGTTCAGAAACTATTTTTATTAAAATTGATGTATCAGACAACGCTGGTCGTGTAGATGGACTTGGCTTACCACAAAGAGTGTATAGCCCTCATATTTGTAAAATTTTAAGAGACGAGACTCCAAGCGATTTAGCTTTAAGAGAAATTGTCGTTGCTGCTTGCGCAAAACTTGGAATGAAATTGGAAATTTATGAAATTGCTACACTTCCTTCAAGTTTTGATTTAACTGGTGCAAATTTAATTGTTTCAATACCATCTGACGAAATTCATGGATTAACTCTCTCTCAATAGTTAATTAGGTAAGGAGATGGGATTATGAATAATAACAAAATTAACATTACTGATGCCGACCTTGATAGCATTATCGCATCAATTGAAAGCACAATTGCTGATATGACTAGCGGAAATAATGCTATTAAGAAGGCAGAAGAGGACGATGATATGGATGAAAAACAAAAAGAAGAAGCTTTAGCAGAAGAGATGGAACAAGCTATGCAAAATAAAGGTCAAGAAATGCAAGCTCCAGAGCAAGAAGAAGAACCTCAAGATGACCAAGAAATGCAAGCTCCAAAGCAAGAAGAAGAACCTCAAGATGACCAAGAAATGCAAGCTCCAAAGCAAGAAGAAGAACCTCAAGATAACTCTATGGAAGAAAATTTGGACCAACCTCTTAGTGATGATGAGCTTCGTGAAGTTTATAGTGCAATGCCGATAGATGAGTTAGAAAAACACTTTATGATTATAAGAGAAATCTTACAATCTAAAGGTGGAGAAGGTTCAGAAGAACAAGCTCCAGCACCTGAAGCTCCAGCTATGAAATCGGAGAATCAAAATTCTAACTTATCAAAATCGCAAAAAGATAAAGAAATAGCTCTATTGAAAGCTCAACTTAATGAGCAAACTAAAACATTAGCTCTTTTGACAAAAGCATTTGCTACACTTGCTAAACCAGAAAGAAAAGCAATAACTCAAATTGCAGAACTTGGGTATATTGCTAAATCTGAAGCAAGTGATATGCAAAAATCTCTTACTCACGAAGAGATGTCTCAAATGTATAAAAAATTAGGACCATCTTCGTTCAGTAAGAGTGAAAATACAGTAATTATGGGGTATTTCTTAAAAGGTATAAATAAAAACGAAGCTGAAAAAATTTTATTAACTAAAGGAGGAAAACAATAATGAACCCAGTTAACGACCTAAATAAGGTATTACAAAACCTTGTGAAAACACTTGAAGCGGGCAATGTCAACGTCGCTCCCGGTCAATTGGTACAAGGCGGAGCATTACAAATTATACCAATTGAACCTGTAATGCAGAAAGTGACTTTTGAAAGTAAACATATTAAGTTGCAAAAATTATTTGACGTTGAGCCACATAAATCTTTACTCGTACAATTCAGAAGACAACTTAGCTATGGTCAATTTGGCGGTTCAGCTGTTAGAGAAGGTGCAATAGGAAACTTAAACGTTGGTGACTATGTATCAGCTGTTGTTCCTATGTGCTTCTACGCTAAACAAACTCGTGTTACAGTTGCTGCTAACATGGTTGATACAATTGACGGCGTAAAAGCTGAAGACCGTGAAGCTGAAAACACTGCAATGGTTATCGCAGGTGATATTGAGTTTGACTCATTTAGAGGTAAAGATGATTTCTCTAACAACGGTGTGTTTGATGGTAACCCACTTGCTATGCCAGAGTTACCAAATATACTCGGTGTAGCAGCTCAAATCCGTCAATCTGATATTTTACAAAGCACTCAAGATTTAATGTTTGCAGCTTATGGTTCTAGTACTTCAGTAGTGCTTGCTAAAAATGGTAGTCTTGACCAAATTATTATTCAAGATGCTTCTCTTCGTTCAAGACTTAATTTCGGTGAAGCAGATACACTCTATGTTGACCCTGTAGCTTTAGCAGGTTATAACAAACAAATTGCACTTGGAACTGGTGTTAACAGCATTCAACGTATTATTCTTGCTGGTAAAGCTCAAGATGTATCAGGTGCGGATTTAAGAAGACAATGGGTAACTGAAGGTGAAGTTCAACTTGAGTCAAGCAACTTCTTAAGAGGTAGAACATTATTCACTAGACTAATTGCTGGTGCACCATCTCCAATTACTAGCGTTACTGGAACTTCAGGTGGTAGCGGTGCAATCATTCCTGCTGGTACTTATGTTTATGTAGTAACTGCTGAAAATGAAATCGGGGAAAGCTCACCAATTGCTTCATCTGCTATTACAGTAAATGCTGGTGAATATGTAACTCTTACTATTACAGCTGGTGCTGCTATTAACGCTACTCACTTCAATGTTTATCGTGGAACATCAGCTGCAAATGCTAAATTCATCGGTAGAGTAAAAAATAGCAAAAACCCAACAACTACTTTCATTGACTTAGGTAACAAGGCTGCTGGTTTCACAACTGGCTACCTAATTCAAGCTAATACTTGGGCTTATAAAGAGTTAGCTCCTTACAGCAGAATGAAACTTGCTATCTCTGATTTATCAGTACCTGAAGCTCACTTCAGATTCTTAACTCTTGTAGGCTATCAACCTCGTAAGAACGTATTGATTGACAATATATTCTAATCCATTAAGGGTTAAAATACAATAAAAAAAAGGCTAGGGAAAACTAACAAACCTAGCCTTTTTTATTTGGGGGGGGAGGAATCGTTTTTATTCGCTTATAGATATAATTTCTTCTTTTACTTTATCGTAAATTTCATAAAATTTTGGTTCATAAAATCCATTAGCTTTATCCTCTTTTATAAATTTTTCCATTATTTGTTCTGCTTCTTCTAAACTTTCTGCTGTTTCTATTTCATATCCAGCTTCGCGGTCTCTAATTACATAACGATTTTTAAATATTTCAATTATTTCTGGTATTGGTAACATAATTGTTGGCATATTGGCCTCCTTTTTTGTTGTGGTTATTATTATCGCCCTTTCAATTATAGAATCTCACACTTTAATTTAAATGTCAACTAATTTTTTATTTAAAAAATAATTTATTAAGTATTTAAAATTATTACAGTTTATAATTTTTATACTCAAAAATATAGAAAAAATAGTATCTATAATAATATGAGCGATTTTAAAGAAGTTTCAAATTATATTTGGGTGCATAAATTCACTGATGAGTCTCTAAAACATTTTTATGAGCAGTTTTTAGAACTTGAAGCTAATCCTGATATACCTGTTATTGTCATTGTAGTTAGTAGTTATGGCGGTGATATTACTTCAGCTTTTGCTATGAGAGATTTAATTAAGTCATCATCTAAACCTGTAGCGACTATTGCTCTTGGTAAAGCGATGTCAGCAGGTGCGGTACTATTAGCCGCAGGTACTCAAGGTTTACGGTTTGCATCACCCGATGCTTTAATTTTAGTTCATGAAGTTTCAAGTGGAGCTTACGGAAAGTCAACCGAAGTGAAAGCTAGTGCTGAGTCGTTAAATTTTGTCAATAAACTAATGTTTAAAAATTTAGCTGAGGACTGCGGTAAAACTGTAAAAGAATTTGAAGAAAAGTTAAGAAGTTTAAAAAACGCCGATTGGACATTAACAGCTAAAGAAGCTTTTGAGTGGGGCTTAATAGATGATATAGCTATACCCAGATTACTTCCAGAAAGTAATTTAAGACTTGTTCAGCTACCAAAACCAAAAATAAGATACCCTACTCTTAAAAATTCTAAAGACAAAAGATAATTCCTAATCTTATTAAGAGGGGTTTATATGTTATTATATGCTAAATTACTAGAGCCAGTTTATGATGTAAATAATTTTGGAGTAGTAGATACACTAAATATACCAGCTAATCAGACTAATAACATCTATTTTCAATTATTTTCTAAAATAGGCGAAAAATTCGACTTAAGATACATTCCCCATGTGTCCTCTATTATTACAGTAAAATTTGACCACATTGATTTAAATAAAGTAATTACTAGAAATGCTATAAATCCTTTTGCTGACGACCGTTCTATTTGGGTAGTATCTTTACTTCCAAATGATATGATTGCTAATAATTCTATGCAGATTACGCTAAATGAGGGTGGCGAGTCTAAAATAGTTTTAGTAGAGTCAAAACTACATTTAATACAAGCAGGTAACAAGAATAGTTTTTGTTAATTAGCTAAATATTGTTGTATAAGGAGTTAAGTTAAAATGACAAGAAAACAAAAACAAAAGAAAACAGCAGTAGCTAAATTGCGGGAAAGATTTTTTAAAATTGAACGTTCTATTAAACCTTCAGATAAGTTAAAAAATGCTTTAAAAAACAAATGCACTAAAGTTTTAGGTATGATATAAAAAATGGCTAAGGATTTAAGTAAATCAAAAAAACTTACAGGCTCAATATTTCCTGAGCGCGTTTATGATGCCACAGGTGTATTAAATAGAATTGAACCACTTTTAGATGGTGAGACTTTTAAAAAACGTTTCTTTTTTGGTTTTAATTTAATTAGCCCTGTAACAAGAGAAAAAATCACTAATTCTGATTTAGAAGATTATATTCTAAGAGCTGTAAGTCAGTTTGAATTAGATACGAAACTTCATGTAACACCTGTGATTATGAGGCATAGATTGCCTTTTGACCCCAATTTATATCACATGAATATTTGGACTCAATTGCCAAATAAACCAATACAAAAAGTAATTCGGATGGCGATTTGTTCTGCATCTTATACTGGTACAAGTGAAGAAAATGAGCAATATCCGTCTGGTGCTGAAATATACAAAATACCAAATGAATGGATAGATGTATCTTATGCTGTACGAGGAACATTGTTTGTTAACCCGCTTAACCCTGCTTTTAGTTCAATTGGAACTAACACTGCCGTATCTACTTCTGGCGCTACAATTCTCCAATTTATCGGTCAAATCGGATTTGTACCTGCATATTGGACTGTGGAGTGTGTACATGGTTTTTGTACTGAAGATGGTCGTGTGCCTATTATTGTTAACGAGTGCATTGGGGCAAAAGCAGCGATGATGTTAATTGATAATTTATTGCCGCTTTTTAAAATTGCTTCACAATCTTTAAGTATTGACGGTCTTGGGCAATCAGTAAACGATTTGAGCTATCAATTATTACAACAAAAACGACAACTTTTAGATACTAATTATAGAGAAAATATACAAAAGCTAAAAACGATGACTGCAAATAATTTATTTACAGGTCATGTATGATAAACATAGATAATTGGTTAGCTTATAGACTTAATAAAGCAGAAAAGGTTGAACTTCCTGAAACAAAAGAAGGTTGGCTTACTCAATTTTTAAATGGTCTAAAAGATAGATACGGAGATGATGCTCGTGGTGCGGCATTAAAAAAATTGTATTCTAAAATTGGCAAAATTGCGCTTCAACACTTAAAAGATAAAAACGAAAAATGTACTATTGAAAAGTTTGAAAAGTATGTATTAGATAAAAATTTTAGACAAGAAGTTTTAAATTCTTTAAATTCTGAATTTCAGAAGACAGCATTACAAGATGATGTTATAAAAAGTGTTACTGAAATTATAGATTATATTGACGGTTTACAATTTAGTGAATTGCAAAAAGCTATTGATTTAAATAATAGAAATGCTCAAAAAGTTTTAAAAGACGTTAGTAAAGATACTACTAAAATGTTTGATTTTTCTTTTCATGATAAACCTGAGTATCACGTGGATGAAAATTTTTCTAAAGTAGTAGAAGACCCAAATTTAGAAACTGATGAGAAAGCTTTAGATGAAGGGGCTTTTCCGAAAGTTGCATACAAAGATACTCAAAATAATAATACCTATATGTTAAAGTCATATTATTCAAAAGGTTTAAAAAATTTTAAATTACGAAATCATAGTATAGGGTGGTCTGCTATTACAACTAATCGATTGTTTAAACAAGCAGGATTGGGTGATATGGTTAGTCAAGTCGGTACTTATAAAGTAAATGAAGTACCAATGATTGTTACAAAATTTGAGTCCCCTGAAGGTATGGAAAAACTTGGACAATTATTTAGAGAGAAAGGTCGCCAAAATGTGTTTAATAAAAATGAAGCGGCAAACAATTTGTTTAAAATTTCTCTAATGGATTATTTGGTAGACAATAAAGATAGGAATCCCGGTAATATCTTACTGACTTATAAACACAATAAACCGACAATTGTTGCTATTGATAATGATTTAAGTTTTTTATATAATCTTTTTAATACTAATTCACCCGTCACTGTAGTTTCTGACCCATTATGGTTTGTGGACCGAGTTTCTCCTTTGGCTGGTTTTTTAGGTTTAACAGGGGAAGAGGTTAACTATAATGAAGTTTCCAATTGGTGGTTACAAAATAAAGATAACCTTAAAAATGAATTGATACATCACATAAAAGGCGTTACAAATCCAGATAAACGTAATCATATTTTAATCAATTTTTTACATAGGCATAATTTATTGACAAAATGGGCTAATGGCGAGTTTGGTGATTTAGATGATATAAATGCATTGGCTATCCCAACCTTTACTTATTTATATTCTCCTAGCAAACTTAAAAATAATAGTCTATACAAAGAAATTAAAGATTATTCCCCACAACAAGCTATAAGTCATGTGATAGATTTAATTGGGGAAGATGTGGTAGAAAATAATTCTGAAAAAATAACACCAAAAATGGAGGTATTATCGCATTTTCTGGAAAAAATTAGCCCACAAGAAGTGCCAGAAGTTTTACATAATGTGTTTAATAAGATGTTAGATGCTCATCACGATTATTATGGAAATATTGATGTGGCAGGTTTCTATTCTATTATATTAGACTATATATTTTCTCATTTTATTTTACCAAGATTAGATAAGAATAATGAAATTGTTTATAGAAATGATTATTTAGATAGCGTACAAAGTGTATTAGATGATTTGTATAATAGAGATAGCACGGATTTAGAGGTTGAAAATGATTTTTATAACTATACATTGCCAATGATTGGAAAGCTGGTAGATATAGTTCGTTCTTATCATGAAGCTGGCAGAGAAGCTGCGTAGGAGTAATTATGGTATTATATGTAAAGCACCTATTATTAAATACTTTAGAGCAGTACGTTATCAATAGTGTAGATGATTTAGACCCTATTTTTAAACGCTATCCTTTTTCATTTAAAATTGCATTTCATTCTAGGAATTTAAAGGACGCTGTACATAGTATTGCTAAGTATTTAGGAAGAGGAGCTATGAACGCTTGGGTAGAAGATAGAGATGACCATAAAATAGAAGATATATCAAAATCCCTTAAAAATAGAAGTATTGCTATTGGTCTTGCTGCTTTATCTAGTTTATTGCCTATTGAATCATCCACACAGACAATGATTGATAAGCCTAATATCAGACAAGAGCATCAAATAAAAGATGATTTTGGTTTACACCCATTAGATAGTTTTTTATGGACTATTATGCAGCTTGAATCTTCTGGCGGTAAATCTTTGAAACATAAATTAAACGAGAAAATGCGGCAAAATCCACATTTTTATCAAAATGAAGCGGCAGTTGGTAGGTGGGGGTTACTACCTAATACTATTAGAGAATTTATAAATAGAATGAGACTATCTAA